GCCACGGGCCGGCGCTTCGACTTGCTCGAACCGACACCGGACATGGTCTGTATCGAGGACATTGCGCACGCGCTGAGCCACTGCAACCGCTTTGCTGGCCACACGCTGCACGCTTACAGCGTTGCGCAACATAGCGTTTATGTTTCGCGAATTGTGCCTCCCGAACGCGCTTTGGTGGGTTTGCTGCACGACGCTGCCGAGGCATACATGGGGGATATCACCGGCCCGCTGAAACGTCACTTGGGCGAGGAAATAAAGCGTATCGAATGCCGATTAGAGGCCGCCATTGCGGAAGCCTTCGGCCTGCTTTCGCTTTCGGACCCTGCCGTAAAACACGCTGACCTGTCAGCCTTGGCGACCGAACGCCGCGACCTCTTGCCGGCACATCGCTGGGCTTGGCCCTGCCTCAAAGGTATCGAACCGCAGCGCAACCGGGTAACCGCGTGGAACGCTTACACAGCCAAGCGCTCGTTTATGAATCGTTTCGCGGAGCTGACGTTGTGAGGGCCAAAAACCCTAAGAACCGGCGCCGCGACGTCGTCAAGGTTAGCCGTGTGCAGCCGGTGCGCCTTATCGCGCTCGGATTGATCCGCTACAAGCTGTCCTGCGGTCATTACGGCGACGCCAAGCCCGACGCCAAAACGTGCGAGTGTCTGCGCTGTACGGCGGCGCTCGGGCCGCAGACGTGGTAAGGCGCCAGCCTTACACACCCTGCAAACTGTACGTCGACGGGGCCGACGGTTTGGACGTGGGGGATTTCATCACGACAGCCGCCGGTTCCACCTACCTCGTCCAGGCAATCCGGCAAAACCGGAACCGGCCCGAGCGTAAGCACCTGCAATGCCTTAGATGGCCGGTTGCCGAGATACCTGCGGACGGCCGCTGTTTTCAAATAACTTGGTACAAGCGAAAATGACCGTTTATGTTGACGATATGTTTGCCGCTTACGGCCGCATGAAAATGTGCCATTTGTTCGCTGATTCTACCGACGAGCTTTTAGATTTCGTTGATCGTATTGGCGTGCAGCGTAAATGGATTCAAAAGGCCGGCACCTTGCACGAACACTTCGACGTGTGCAGCTCGAAGCGTGACAAAGCGATAGCCGCCGGGGCCGTCCCCATAAGCTACCCGGCAGACGTCAAAGTTCTGATAGACCTACGCAAACAACTGGTCAAGGCGCTGACCGCGCCCTAAGGTCAATCCGGCAGCGCTCTAACAGCTCTACGGCTCGTTCGGCGCCGGCTCGTAGGGCGTTATAAGCGCGTCCAGCAGCTGGACTAAGTTCGGCGCCGGTTCGAGCTGTTCCGCTGGGTACGGCAGCAGCGCCGGGCACGTTACTTGCGGCGGGACACTTGGCGTCGACGCGCAACCGGATAGAGCCAGCAGCAACGCCAGCAGCAATACGCTTTGTTTCATTTTCTGCACTCTGTAGGCGTTGGTTCAAGTCGGCCACTTCGAGCTCGCGTTTGGTTAACGCCGCGTCTTTGGCTGTGGTTGCTCGGATCAACTCGCGCTGTGCGTCTTCGGCCGCCGTACGGGCCGCCCTGTCGAATTCGCTTTGCTGGCTCGCCAGCTGGCCGGTGTAGTCGTTGGACTGCCAGAACCACGCCAGGGCAAAGCCCAGCGCGGCGGCAATTGCGTAGGGCAGCGCTCGGAGGATTACAGCCGGCATATGCCACGGGCGTAAGCGTAGGAACCAGCCCATTTAGCGCGTAGCTTTTTGCGCTGTTGCTCGTCGCCACGAAACCACGCGCCAGGGCGCCAGGTGCGCAGGTAGCAGGCAAATGCGCTTTCTTCGTTGCCAATCTCCGGCAGGCGGTGCGGGTCGGTGTACAGGAACAGCCGCGCAAAGCCGGCGTCCAGCACGTCGTTAGTCGTGCGCAGTTCTGCGTAAACCGCCTCTTCGGTTGGCTCAATGCCCAGGTGCCCCAGGAATTCAACCGCAAGCCGCTTGGTCGACTGGTGTTGCAGTACGCCACGCACGCCGCCGGCCTCTTCAAACTGCCAAAGGCCGCGCGCCGGGCCGCCCACTTGCTGTTGCAGGAGCTGCGGCGATTCCTGGCGCTGTATGCTGATCAGCTCTAGGGTTGCTTCGGGCGTGTTGAGGGGCAACGGCAGGAGGCGGTAAGAGTCGTGCAGGGCTTGTAGTGGCGTCACGGGCGATACCTCCAAGGTATACGGGGAAACATTTTGGCGACGTTGCCTTTGGACTTGACGACGATCACAAACACCGCCAGCACAAAGAGCAGGAAAAGCAGATTGTATTCTGTACCGAACCGGCCAGGCGTCCAGCGGGTAACGGCGAGCATACCCAGGGCCCCGGACGAGCCGCACAAGCAAATGGCCACGGTGGTGACCTCGAGACGGAAACGCGCCCCGGTGTCGTGGTAGCTGGCCACGATTAGAAAGGTCGCAAGGTGAAGCGCGGCACGAGTGCCCCACAACAGGCTGTCGATGTTATCCAATGTTGTCGTCTCCGCTGCGTTCTTGTCGTTTCAAGAAAGGCACGCGGTCCAAGATATCGGACAGCCACGGCGGCAAAGGGCCAGATTTGTCAATTGCTTTGCCGAGGCTCGCCCAGGCGCCCGCTGCAATTGCGGACAGGCCCCCGCTGACGAACATAGCTTTCTCGTTAAAAGGCGGACCGCCCCCGTACAGAAAGATTCCAGCCGCATAGCCAATGCCAAAGGAAAACATGCCTAGGCCAACACGGCCCCAGCCCACCGTCGTGGATGGTGTGGCAAGAAAGAAACAGCAGCCGAACATGGCGCCGGCTGCCGCCCAGTGGTTAATCGCCGCGCCCAGCGCAATAAGCAGCGCCAGAAGTAATTCGCCTAGTCGTTCCGTCACGGCCCGCCCCTTGTTCGAGTTTGGGCGATGTTAACAGATTACTCCGGCCGCGCGGGGCGGGTGCCGAACGGGAAGCCCGGGCCACCTTCGACCCACAAGCGCAACGCCTTGCGATAGGTACGCCACTGCTCAACCGTCCCGACCGCTGCCGGGTCGTCGTCTTCGATCATCGCGATTTGATCCGGTACGCTTGCCAGCTCAGCTTCGCGCCAAGCGTTTTCCCGGGTGACCGCCGCCGATAAGCTCGGCCCGTACGGCCCTTCCGGAAACTGCCAAATCTGGTCTCCGACTTCGGGCGCGTATGGAACCTGTACGGCACCTTCGGGCAAGTCTTGCTCAGCGGTGAGAACGTACTGACCGAGATATTTACCTTCCGGGTCGACATAAAACATATTGCCGCTTTCAACTTCCACGGCGTCCAGTTCATTAGAAGTAATCATATACACGCGCCCGCATTGTGAAGTTGGCCGATGTTGGGTTAAAGCCCACTCCCGACGAAGGGCGTAAAGGCAAGGACAGTTGCGAACACACCGTTAGATAAATACTGGCCGCGTTGGCACTAATGGTTACACCATAAAGCGCATTCGTTAAATAAAAAACAATCGGCGTAATGTCTACAATGTCTCCGACGGCATAGCCGTTAATTGCCACGGTACAAACCAACTCAACTTTAACGCGCGCGGGTAAAACGCCGTGCGCGATGGTGATTGTGCTATTAAGTGCCATAGAGAGACCGCTATAAACAGTCTCTCGAATCTCTACTAGTACGCCGTTGCGGATACCGTAAACTTTCCCGTTGGCCGCGTCGTACTGCGTTTTTAGATCGCCACCTAAACCGCCTAGTAGTTGTTCCTGTAAAAGTGCCATTGGTTAGCCCATCCAAGTTACGTTAACAGAGCCCGCCGTAAAGGCTGTAGCACCGGAAAGGGTCGTCAGGCGTACCCGGTCAAGGGCTCCAGCCAGCGTTTTGGAGCCGCCGCCGAAGTGGTTAAAATTGGTATTGCTGCGGCCCGAAGTGGTCGACTGCACCCAGGTATTACCGGTTTGTTTTGTAAACGTTATTGTTCCGTGAACAACGGCAATATTTGCGTCTAGACCGGAAGTCATAAGCATACCAGCAGTGCTATTTGCGCCGCCGCTCAAGTTAGTTCCGCCGGCATAAGACACACCCGAACCGTAGCCGGTGTTTTCCACGCCTGCGGACGTGCCCAGCTGGGCAATCAAGGTATCGGGGGCGCCGACCATAACGCCCGACACACTGAGCACGATTTGCTTGGCCCATGAATCAATCCCCGTAAAATCTTTGAGTGTGCCGGACGTCGTCAGCTGGGCTGTAGCCTGGCGAATCCGCATCCGGTCAGCCACGTCCGCCAGCACCGTCGCAGCAGCCACCCCGCCGAGCTTGAAGCTGTCCGCCGCCGTGCCGCCTGCCGGAAGCGCGTCCGGAACGGTGAAACCATTAAACCCGCGCCAGGTGAGCTTTTGCCCGATACGGATATTGGAACCGTCCAACAGCGTTATGCCCGCATTGGTCTCTGTGTAGGCCGACGGGTGCAACGCTACGCCGCCTTGCGACCACCAACCGAGCCCGGCGGTGTGTGCCAGCGTAAAGACGGTCTGGCCGTTGGCCGTGGCCGCCGGGGTGTCCAGCGGAGTAAAGCTGCTACTGCCTCCGCCGCCAGTCGGATCGGCCCATGCCACTGTCGTACCGTTGGACGTCAGCACTTGGTTATTGGCCCCGCGCGGGAGACGTTGCGGAGCACCGGCTGTGCCCCCTACGATCAGGTCACCTACCGCTGTCATTGGGTTGGCCATTTTCAGGCCCACCGCCGTTTGCAGGTCGCCGATTTGGGTACTGTGGGTGCCGAGGGTCTGGCCCTGCGAAGTTATCGCGCTGCCCTGCGTGCTGATTTGCGCCTGCAAGCGACCCAACGCTGACAACACGCTGTCGCCCGCTACGATCACAGCGCCGGCACCAGTTGTGTCGAGCCCGGTCAAAGGCGTGGAGCGCACGCGCGGCTGTGTAAAATACAGGTTGGTCAAGCCTTCGGCTAAGCCGTCCGTGTTCGTCGGGCCGCTGCCGCCCCCACCGCCTGCGGTGATTTGGCGTTGCAGCTTGCCGATAGCGGCCAGGACCGAGTCGCCAGCATCCACAGTGCCGGCCAGGGACACGTCGACGCCGTCCAGCGGCGTGGAGCGTACCCGCGCACTGGTAAAATAGAGATTGGTCCCTTCTGATAGGCCCGTGGTGCTGGCCAGCTCGCCGATGCGGGCGTTTATCGCGTCGATACCAAGCGCGGTTTTCAGCCCGGCCGCCGGCACGTTGTTGTCAGCCTCGAGCGCGGCTACGCCGGCTACGGTTTTAACGATAACGTCGGTCCCACCGCCACCGAGCGCGGCGTACAACTCGTTAAAGTTCGCCTGGCACTTCTGCAACGCCGAGCGGAACGTGTCGCCGTCTTGGCCTAGCGGGGGTGTGCCGAGGTTAATGTCTTGTTGGGACATGGGTAGGTTTCCTGTTACGGGGATGCGCGGCCGAAAATCACTGTCGGGAATTTTAACGAAGCCGTCGGCGGATTGTTTGGGTTTGTCGACACCACCCGCGCCATAAGGGCAAATTTCGTTAAGTCTTGGTCATGGCCACAGTAGCAAAATACCTGTGCGTTCAGGTTGGCGAAATACATGTAGCTTGTGTCTACAAGCGCAAACTCCGTGCCTTGCGGCAACGTGACCTCGTAAATGTAGGCGTAAAAGAAGGGCTCGCCAGACGGTATGTAGCTCCAATCCGCATTGCCCCGATTAGGCCCGTAGCGGCGCACGTAAACCCAGTCCCCTGCCGCTGCAATGCCGGTAACCTCCAAAAAGGGCGTACTGCTGTCGAATGTCAGCACGCCGTCTTCGCTAAACGTCCGCAACCCGTAGTCGTCAAACCCGCGTGTAGCTCCGCGTTTAAATAAACCGTATTTGATCGGGACGCCGTTTACATAGTTGCCATTCCGGTCAACAGTCAGTACGCGCAGTTGATTAGCTCGCTCGCCTTGGTCGTTAAAAAAAGTAGTCATAGGCGAGCAGAACTGATTAAGCCCCTGCGGCATACAAAAGCCCAAAGGGTCTATAACTTGCGCCCCATAGTCCGGCGTATCTGTACCCGTCATCGTGGCTGTGGTTAGCAAGCTCATACAGGGGTAATCGGTGCTAAAAATCAGCTCGCCGGCTTCGTTAAAATTGTCTAAACCATATCTTGCCACTAGCCCCACTCCAAAACCATGTAAGTTCTAATCGAGTATTCAGTTGGGGAGGTCATCGCGATTGTGTCCCCCGTTATTACAAGCTCGTCAGGCTTTAAGTTGTCGAATAGTTCTCGAGTCAAGATAACCACTCGCGCCCGGCCCGCCGCAAACTTAGCCCCGAAGCCCGGGACAGTTATTGTCCGTTGTATAGCGAAGCTATCCATAACCACTATTCGAGGCACCCGAGTGGAGCTGTCCAAACGGACCGCCCCTGTTTCGGTCATTATCCGAAGGCCATAATCAGCCATCTAATTTACCCGCTTGCACACGCAGGCGGCCGCTGTTGCTCCGCACGTTGATTTGCCCAATGTCGAAGTCGACCGACAGGATGGGCAGCCCGGTGGTGCCGAGCGTTTCCGACTTGAGCGTGGCGCCCACAATTGCCTCCTGTATGGTCGCCTTGCTGATTACCGCCGAGTTGATAAACACCTGGCCACCCTGCACCACGAACGGGACGACCGGCGTAGCGCCAGGCTCCGCGCTGTGCATAACGGCGAAGCGATCCGCCAGAAACAACACCTGCGACTGCATACCCGCCGGGGTGTTTTCAATGCCGATGCCCATTCCGGCGGCGTAATACCGGCCATCCGAGGTTAGCCCCAGCTTAACGCTGTACATGGTTTGCAGGCCATTTTGTGTGTCGGCAAGGGCGCTGCTGGTGACCTCAATCGCGGCGGTGTTCTCGCCGACGGTGGCCTGTACGCTGTCGACCGTTTCGGCCAAGGCGCTGTCGGCGTCGGCTCGCGCGCTGGCCTCCTGCTGAATCAACGCCGTGTTTCCGCCTACAGTGCTTTCGAGCGTGGTTATCTGCTGCGCCAGGGCGGTGTCGGCCGTTACGCGGGCCTCGGTCTCTTCGGTGATCCGGGCGGCGACGTCCTCGCCCACGCTCGCCTCGATTGTGTCGATGCGTTGAGCTAGCACGAGGTCTTCGGAGGCGAACGCCGACTGTATCGACCACACGCCCGCGTAGCCCGTGGTTCCGCCTGCATAGTCGTTGGTGCTGCCAGCCATTGGCGGGTAGACGTACGCTACCACGCCGTCGACGGAGGTAGATAGGGCGGTAACCTGGCCGTCTATGGTCGCTATTTGCTGGTCCTGCTCGTCGATGCGCACAGCGAGGGCGGTTACCAGCTCGCCCAGCGACGCATAGTCGCCGATGTTTTCCCAGTAGGCGGTGTTCGTTAGCGGTGTGCCGGCGGGTACGTCCTGCACCGCCCGATACAGCGAGCCGTCGAACTTGACCAACGAGCCGGCCAAGTAGGCTTCCGTGTCACTCCAATCGGGCGCGCCGGTAATGTCGGCGACCTGTGCGTTTAGCGCATCTACCTGGCTTTGCAGGATGTTGTCACCATCCTCAATCCGGACGTTTACCGAGCCCGGCCCGTTGCCGCTGATTTTCTCGATTTCGGTCAGCAGGCCCTGGCCCAATTCGGTGGCGGTAATTTGCCCGGTCAGGTAGGTCAGAATGTCGGAAGCGTCGCCGCTGGACGTGCCAAAGACCCAAGGCGACCACGCACCGATGTTGCCGGTCTTGTCGATTAGGCGGGCACGGAACCAGCGCGTAACGGCGGCGGCCAGGCCGGACAACAAGAAGTCGTCCGTAGGATAGGCCAGCCGACCCAACGAGGTGGCGGTTTCCGCGTCCGGCGTGCTGTTGTATTGCAGCTCCGTAAACGCGGTGTCCTCAGCACCCACGGGCACGCCCCAGCGTACGCGTATGCCGAAAATCTGTGTCTCGGTCCGCAGGCCTTCTACCAGCGGCGGCTCGTTGGTTTTGCCTTGAAGCGCGAGTGGGCCAACAGTGGTCCAAAGGCTGGACACGCCGAGCGGGTTATTGGCGCGCACGCGTATGTAGTAATCGCCCGCATAGATGCCGACCACGTCTATCTGTGTGCTGGCCACCTGGCCGGCGTAGACCCAATCGGAGTTCCCCCGCCGCCATTGCGCATCATAGGAGGTGGCGCCCTCGGCCGCGTCCCACAGAATCGACATGGTGGTAGTCGCGGCGTACTGGTCAATAATGAAGTCGGTTTGCGCGCGGACGTTGGTGGGCGCGGCCTGCACGCTGTTGGGGATACTGGTTATCGGCCGCGTGCTGATAATCGTCCCGCTGTCGACCGCCGCCGATTTGCCCGGAATGTGTTTGGTCGCGGTTATCGAGTATTCGAGCGGACCTGTTTCGCCAATGGCGATGATGCGGAAAAGTTGAGTTGCCAGCGCCTCGGCATCCACAGCCCACACTGACGCGGGCAACGGGGCGGCGCTAAAGGCCACCGTAACCGTTATTGTGCGGCCTGCAACGCTCTGTACGGTTCGCGTCTCCGCCTCGCCTGCCGGCGTTATAACGGTGATTTCGTCGCCGTCCTCTACGAGCCCAATGCTGTCCACGGTAATGCTGTTGAGTGTGGCTGCGTGCACTCTCCCGCCGATGCGCCTGCCCGCGCGGTCATTGTCCGCCACACGGATGATTTGCCCCGGGCGCGCCTTGATGCCTTCCAGGCCTACCGAAAAGTTGACGGTCTCGGTTTCTAGCAGGTTGGTCAGCAGCGACCACCGACCGGCCCGCTGTGCCTGGCCCTGGCTCGAACAGGCAAACGCCGAGATTTGCACCTCGCGCACACCGAACCGGCCTATGGCCTCGTCGTTGGGTACGTACTCGGTCTTCTGGCGGAAAAAGTCGTTAGGGTCGGTCCACGAAACCAGCGCGACGCTGTAGCGGGTGCTCCGCTTCGAGCCTTTGTAGGAAAAGCGGCCGCCGATAACGTTGGCGTTCGTGTAGGTGTAGACAGGGTCCGAAGGCATGTCCGCCGACACGTACGCTTGCCCGGCGCCCCAATAGGTCATGCCCCGGAAAATAGAGGCGATATCTTGCAGCAGGCGGAGGGCATCTACCTGCTTTTGAATGTAAGCATTGCAGGTAAAGCGAGGCTCCTGGCCACCTAAACCGTCGTCTACCAGCTCGTCGCAAAACTGGGCGATTTGGTACAGGCCCCACTTGTCGATTTGGGCCGCGTTGATCCGCTCGCCCAGGCCGTAACGGCGGTTTATGAGCAGGTCGAAATAGACCCACGCCGGGTTGTTGCTGTACGCGGTTTTAAACGTGCCGTCCCACACGCCGGAGTAGGAGCGGGTGACCGGATCGTAGTTGGACGGCACGCGGATAATGAGCCCGCGCATGTGGTAGGCACGTTTCGGAATCTGGCCGCCAAACGTTTGGGCGTCGAAGCTGACACCCACAATGGCGCTGTTTGGGTAACGAAACTTGGCGTCGATGATTTCCGTTACGCTCTTTACAAAGAACGCGTCGGTAATCGCTGAGCTTGTCGAGTCGGCGCTAGTGCGGCGCACACGCACTCGCCAGCCGCCAACAGGTGCGCCGGTCAAGTCGATACGCTCGGACCGCTCGTAGCCCCCGGTGGTCTTGCCGTTAAAGCCTGACGCCAGCACCTCAACGAACGGCCCGCTACCCATGGCCACGTCGATGGCATAGCCGACGTATGTGCCGGTCAAGTCGCCATTTTTCTGGTTCTGTTTAACCAGCCGAGGCACGCTGAAATTGATCCGGATCGCCGATAGGTCGCTGTTAGTTACCGCGCGCACGTAAGGAATGCCCGTGGTTACCTCAACGTTAACGACGGTCTCCGACTCGACTTGTGGGAAGCCTGGCAGGTGCGTCTGGTCCTGCGTGCCTACGCGGGTGTCGAACGTGAACCCCGAAAAGTTCCGGACGCCGTTAGTTTCGGCGGGGGTTTCGTTTAGAAAGATGGATTGCGCACCGTTTACCAGCCCGCCCACCTCGCCCTCGCTGATCAGGTCGACGACCCGGGCGTAGGCGATGGAAACGAGGCTATCGGGGGACTCTACCGGTGTGCGCGATTCACTCTCGCCGCCTTTTGCGCCCCGGATCATGCGCGACCCTCTACGTAGATGCCGCCGGAGATTACCGCGCTGCCCACGATTGCCTCGCCGTACAGCAGCGGTGCGGGGTTGCCTTGTGCTTCGGTGTTTACCGCGCCGTTAAACGAATAACTCGCGCGGTTGGTCACGCTGTCGCCGCTGTCAGGCGAGGCCGGCTGCGGTGAAAGCATCATCATTGCACCGCCGATCGCCAGGCCGATACCGGCATAAATCAAGCTCGGCTGGTAGGTGAACACGCCGACCACGATCAGGATAATTCCGAGCACCAGCGTAAAAATGCCGCCGTTCTTGGAGCCGTGCGGAATGGGAGCTATGCGTATGTCATCGTCGCCAGGCGGGTAGCCAAGCTGCGATTCGTCGATGTTGGTTTTGCCGTAGAAAATGGCGTAGCTGGTGTTGTCCGAAAGGTACTCTTCGAACCCCGGCACAAGAATGGCCAGGGCTCGCACTGCCTCGCGCGCGCTACCTACTGCCAGACGGTGCACGCGGCCGAACTTTGCGCCCAGCTTTCCGTACAGGCGGATTGTTCTCAGTTTTTCCGACATAGCGCCATACCCCTACTGTTCTCTCCAACCACATGCCCCCGTAAGGGTCGCGGACGGAATCTCTACCGTATAGGTGATGGATGATACAGCCGGGCGCTGGGAAATGCTCGGGCTCGGTTTTTAGCTTGCCGTCGGCCAGGTAAACGCCCGCGTGGTTGGGCACCGGGGCGCGAATCTGCATCAGAATGACGTCGCCCTGTTGCAGGTCAGCGGAGGGCACCTGCACGAAGCCGGCTTGCGGCAGGTACTCGCGATAAAGGTCGCCGCCTTCGTGCCACCAATTGTCCTTGCGCTCGTACTGCCCCAGGTCAATGCCCATCTCGCGTTTGTAGTAATCCAGCACAAGGCCCAAACAGTCGTGCGCACCGTGCACAAAGTGGCGCCCCAGCAACGGTGCGTCGGGGGTATGCCATTGGCCGCCTGTGTACTCGCCCTCGCAGACCGACAGAATCAGCCAAGGCACTTGCGATTCGTCGCAGTTGCGTAGGTCAGTGGCGCTGGCCGCCGAGGTCGCGTCGGGGTGCGAGTGCACGACCGCTTCGACTGCGCCTTTGGCCAAAGCCCGTTTGTACTCGCCCGGGCCAATCGCAAAGTTTTCGAGAGGATCGCGAGCCGCGTTGAAGCACGGAATGTACTCGCCGGCAACGATCAGGCCGCACGACTCTTTGGGGTATTGCTCGACAGCGTGGGCGATGGCCGCTTGGGGAATTTTCATCTAATTAAACCTGCTGCTGGGAAACCGCCAAAGGGCAGCGGCGCCGTTTGCCCAAACCGGAGTTTGCAACTCTGTAGGCGCTTGCCGCATTTGTCCTTGGCCGCGTCCGTGGTGATGATGTCGCGTTCATCCGCCACGGGTGGCCCTGTATAGCTGCACTCGGTCGAACGGTAGCGCCAGGGGCAGTTGTTGGCGATGATTTGCCGACGAGGCAGCCTTACACCGTCAAAGTTCATGGCGCTAGCCATTTCAAACTCGACGTATTCGGCCGTTTCGGTAAGCTTTTGTTCCACGTACCAAACATCCGGCGGAAATTCCTCGTCCGGGTCCGCGTCGGGGCGCCCGTCAAGATATTTGCCGAGTGTGCGGCGTCGGGTCAAAACCGCCCCGTTCAGGTCGTCAAACGACAGGGTAAGCGCGGTTATAAAGCCACCCACGTTGCCCAGCTTCATTTTAGGCGACGGCGACGTGCCGCTGGCCAGGTCGAAGCCTTCCGCCTCAAGCGGCCACGGCTGGTATTGGTTCCCCTGCCAAAGGATGTTGCCGATGTTGGGGTAGCTATGGAAGCGGTAAAGCTCCGCCCCGATTTCGGTCGCGTCCAAGTCGTAGAGGTAGACCACCTGCCCCGGTTCGAGGCCTTGTATATCCGCCGCGAGGCTCATGCCTGCCACCGCTGCACAAAGGAAGCCGTAAGCGACCACACGCCGTTACCTTCGTGGATGCAGTCGTATGTCACGCAGCGGAAGGTGTTTGTGTCGCCGCGTGGCGTGGTCCACTCGAACGACTGATAGCCTTGCCGCGCGTCTAGGAAATTCATTACGGCGTCCATGTCAGTGGCCCCTACGCAGCCCGGGTCGCGCAGCCCGCGCATGCTGATTTGCCAAGCTTGGTCACGGTTGTTTATGCCGTCGGCCGCTGCCTGCACGTAGCCATCGCCAAACCCCGCCTCCAGTGTCCGGAAGCCGATTTGACCGGCCGGCGCCGCTTGTACGCGCCAGGTGAACACCTCAACTGCCATTGCGTTGCCTCCAAATAATCCCGCCTTGCCGCGACTGGCGTTCTAGCTCGTCCTGCACTACGACCCGGATGCCTTGCGCCATTGCCTTGCTGTCGTCGGTGGCGTTGCTGCTCGAGGTCGCGGTAGAGGTGCCGTCGCTGTTGACGGTGATCGTAACGTAAATTGGCGCGCCGCCAGCGTTACCTGTGGCGTCCTTGTTGCTGACGACGTCGCCCCGTTGGTTGGGCAGCATGTACTGCTGGCCGTTCGCGGCGTTGAACACCTCCGGCGCACCGCCTTCGTTGACGCGGTACATGTTGGCCGCATCGACAGGCCCGCCAAGCGCGCGGCCGGTCATGGTGACCGAGGAAATATTGCTGATCAGGCCAGCGGTAGCGGCAGCCACGCTTGCCATGGCTGGGATGCCTGCGGGGAAGCCGAGGGACGCGGCCGCCGCGATACCTTGCGAAATTTTTATTGTAGCGTCAGCAATCGCGAACGCCTTGGACGCGGCGAACAGCGCTTTGTAGATGCCCGATTGCTCGCCCGCATAGTTCTTGGCCGCGTCCGCCAGGCTACCAAAAAGGTTCTCGCCATTGGCCAGCATCATTTGCGTGCGGGCTTGCTCAATTTGAGCCATACGCGCGGAGTGCTCGGTAGCCATTTGTTCCTCGAGCGCTTGATAGCCCCCGGTCACCTCTACCTGCGCCTCTTTGGCTTTGCGCAACCGCTCCAATTGATCCGCGTAGCGCTTTGTTTCGCTGTCGGCCTCCGCCTGATAGCGGGCGTCCTGATTATCAAACTCGCCGCCGCTCAACGGCGTTACGGTGCCGCGAATGGTAGCTGCCGGGTCTTCGCCGTATTTCTCGCGGTTGGCCTTCTTCTGCTCGAGGTCGTAAACCGCCGCCGCAAGCTGGCGCACGTTCTCGATTTGCTCCGGCGTGGCGTACTGGTTAAGCGACAGCTGCGCCTGCATCATGGCGACCTCGCGGCCGGACATGCTGACCGCCGCCAGGCGAATGCCTAGCTCTTCGAACTGTTTGATGTTCTGCTGTATGCCGTCCGACTCGGCTTTGGCCGCGCGCTTGGCCGCCGCCTCTTTGTCGCTCGAGGCTTTGGTGGCGGTCTTGGCTTCGGTCTTGCGGGCGGTCTCGAGGTCGTAGATTTGGCCGGCCAGGTCACGCGCCGTGGCTATCTCTTTCTCCGTGGCGTCAGCGCCCAGCTTTTGCTGCGCCGCCAGCATTGCCCGCGAGCGCCCTACCTCTTTGGCCAAGGCCAGCTCGTCGTTAAGCGCCTTGATACGCTCCTGACCGCCCGGGGTTGTTTCCGAGGCTGCCGGTGCTGCGCCTGCCTCCGGTGCGCGTGATTGGACCGAGGCCGCCAGGTCTTCTTGGCGCTTTTTCAGTTCGGCGAGCTGGGCGTTGGTTTGCTCCAGCACCACCACTTGTTCGGCGTACCACTTCGTACCGGTTTGGTCTTCTTTCCCCGCCTTGGCCATAGCCGCGTAGTAATCGACGATGCCGGCAGCGTTCTTGGCCAGCTTTTCGAGTTCGGCGATTTTCTCGGCGTTGTTGATTTGCGCCAGCTTCACCTGTGCCGCCGACAGCTTGTCTACCGACACGGTCAGGTCGTCTACCGGCGGCTTGGCGCTTTTTGCGTTGTCGCGGAACAGCAGAAACGCGGCAGCCGCCGAGGCCAGCAGCACGATTATTCCGACCGGGCCGCCGAGCACGCCGAGCAGCACGCGGCCTGTGCCGGCGACCGCCGTTTGTGCCGCAGCTGTGCGCGCCAGGGCGGCTTGGTAACCGGTCTCCGCCGCCGTTAGCGTGGTTGCCGTGGTGCCGAGCCCTACGTTGGCCCGCGCGCGCATTACAGCGGCACCGGCTGCGGTCTCTTCGGCTGCGGCGAGTCGTAGCGTTTCGACCGCCTGCGCGCGGTTCGCAATGATCAGTTTGGCGGCGCCGAGCAAGGCCGCGCCCTGTGCTGCTGCAAACTGTGTCAAGGCAGCCACGGCACCAATGGCGACGACCTTCGACACGGCTTCGATATTCTCGCCCAGCGCCACGATTGTGGAGCTTATGAGCGACGTCGCGCCTTCCGCCTTGTTCAACTCGCCGACGTACACGGTAAGGTTGTTTATCAGGCTGTTGTAGGCGTCTTTGACCGTTACGGCCATGCCGTCGGCAGCTTTCTTGTTCTCGTCCAGGGACTGGCGCAAACCTTCGTTAAGCTGCGATGCGGTCAGTTTGCCGGCGGCGCCCAGCGCGCGAATCTCCGCCGACGACATGTTGGCCGCCTTGGCAATGTCTTCGATAATCGTCGGCATTGCGGAGGTGATCGATTCCCACTGATCAGCCTGTACCTTGCCGGTCTGAATAGACTTGGCGTAGGCGGACAAAGCCCCCTCGGCACGCTCGGCGCTGGCCGCGTTTTTCACCAACGAGAAGCTAAACGAGTCGGTGATATCGAGCACGCCGGAGGTGTTGTACCCCATCGACTTTAGGGCCTTGGCCGTGCGTATGTAGAGTTCCTGCGCCTCGGACAAAGGCCGGTAGGTGGCGTTCGCCGTGGACAACAGCCGGGCCTGTACCTGTGCGTATTCCTCGGCGCTGTCGGTGGCCATTCCGATACGTTCGGCCATCTCGCCGTAACGTTCGGCCATGTCGATAAGCGTGCGCACGCCTTGGATACTGGCCAGGCCGCCCAGGACGCGTACAAGATTGGTAAAGCTGCTCGTGCTGCTGTCCGACGCCACCGCCGCCGCGCGTACACTCGTGGCCAGCTTGGTCATTTGGTTTTCTGTACGCTTGGCGGCGGTGTCCGTTTGGCCCATCTGCTTTTGCAGGTCGTCTAGGCCTTTGGTCACGTTCTTCTGCGCGCCCAGCATGTTGTCGGTGTCGATATCGACCGTATAGACAATGGAACCGGCGTTCTCTTCGGCCATTTACTTGGACCCCTTGCGCTGTGCGTTAACGCGTTCTAGCCACTTCATACGTTCGGCTAACTCTTCGCTGTTGGGTGCTTTTTGGCTGGCCACGGGTGCCGGCGGGAACTTAGCCCGCATTGCCAGGATGAATGACGTAATGGTCATGCTCCAAGCGTCCCCCTCGGACAGCCCCAGGTGCGCCACCGCCTGCGCCACGAAGTCGCGCGGATCAAACTCGGACTTGAACGCCTCGGCGGCTTGCTTGGCCTTTTCCTCTTCGGACAGCTTCGGCCCGGGCGGCACCACACCGACCACGCCGTACTGCATCAGCCGGCGCGCCAGCACCGTAAGCTCGTCAATCGGAATTAGCCCGGGCACCCATGAGTTGTACCGCGTGCCAAGGTGGCCTGTTAGCTCGGTTATGTCCTCTTCGGTGCAGGCCGCAACCACATCGACGGCCAGGCCGTACAGGCGGTTGATTTGGCGCTTAGCGTTGCCGTCGTCGAAGAGTGGGTGCACTTTGTCGAAGTGGCCGTGCAGGCGCGCGAAGGTTTCGATTATCTCCGGACCGGTGCCTAGCTTGGACATGGCGTAGAACGACGGGCGCAGCAGCACGTCACGCCGGCCGACCGTTATGCCCATTTCCCCGATGTTCACCAGCACCCGCATAGCCTGCCCTCCGATTGTGTCGCGGTAGAGTATCGCACGGCCCGCCGAGCCGATAAAAATAATGTGTTGACGGGTCGGTCATAGCGCATTAGTCTAGACACATCGGAGCAAACAACCCCAGCCGGAGCCAGTCAGAATGAACGCACAGACCACCAGCATCTACGACGAAAACCGCTTTGAGACAACCCTGAGCACCGGCAAGAAAGACAGCAAGGGCCGCGAGGTTGGCTACACCGTCGGCTTGACCAACGACGAAACCTCGTTTTTCGCCTACGTGCAGAACGCCCGCCGCGTCAACGGCGAGTGGCAAGACTTCGGCGTTATGCAGGGCTCGAAGAAGTTCAAAACCCAGGAAGAGGCGCGCCGTTGGGCGTACCACACCGCCAAAACCCGCGTAGCCAACTACAACGCCTAACCAACCCCGCCCGGATCGCTCCGGGCCTTACCGAGGGCCAAACGATGGCCAAGCAAGTTACAAAGTGGGCCAGCAAAGGCGGCACGCTGTTTGATAGCGAGGCGGAAGCTGACGCCCACGACGAGCTGCACGATTTGCGCGACGAGCTGGACAAGTTCTATAACGACTTGGACGAGTTCGACACCCTGGCCGCCGCTCGCCACCTGCTCGAGCGTTACACCCTCATGCCGCGTAAGTTGGAGCTGTAGCCATGAGCCGTGTCTTTAAAATCGTCCCGCACTGGGCAAGCCGTCGCCACCGCTTCGGCATTTTTGTGGAGCTGACAGCCACACTGCCGGATGGCCGCGTTTATCGCCGCCTTACCAGCACCGAGCGGCTCCCTCGGGAGGTTGCTTTGATCCATGTCGGCGCTTTGCTCGTAGAGCGCATGACACACGAGTTTATCCAAGAGGTGCAGCCATTTTGAAAAAGTCCCTACGCTGGCCGGCCGCTTCGGGTAAGTCTTCGGCAATGCTGACTGTGCTCGAGGACTATCCCGGGGCGGTATGCGTTCGACGCCATAGCGCGCAGATTTGGACGCCGTACAACGAAGAGTTTGACCGCCTGGCCGCGCTGTACGGCTTTAAAGGCGGGGAAAATACCGTGTACGGCTGGGCTTGGTACAGTAAGCAGCGTGTGCCGGCGCGTGTGGTTGCCCGCCTCGAAAAGCTCTTGCGCTATATCGAGCGCAGCAACAACGGCTCGAAGACCTGGCGCCGTAGCGAGCGCTTTCCGCGCGTGTCGTGCCGTAAGGCTCCGCCGAGCCAAAAGCAGCTCGAGCGCCGGGCAGTCGAGTCGCAGCGTAACGCCTTCGAGACATTCTCCGGGTACGCGCGTTCTGACGTGGCCATGCTCGAAGCCCTCGCCCGCTACCGGGCTGCCTTCCCTATGCCGCCAGGCCTCGAGTGGGACGCTGTCTGCACACAACAGCGCGACCCGAACGAACCGCCGGCCACCGCTGCCGACATTTATGCCCACGTCGCCAAGGCGTTGGCTGACATGCCGCCTCGCGATCCGAATGCGCCTCGCCGGCCCCCGCAAATGATGCGCTACGACCCGTTCGCTGTGCCGGCCCCGGAATGGCCTGACGCCTTTGGTGGTTTGTTTGACCCCGGCCGCCACCGTAAATAGAAAAAGCCCGCACAAGGCGGGCCGTTTCCTGTTGCGGTGGCGCTGGTTGTTACGGGGTGTCGTCCACGGTGATGGCGACCGTGTCGTTAATGGCGTTGTTTACGGTACTGCGCGCGGTAATCGTCGCAGTACCCTCGGTTACGCCAGTGACCAAACCAGTGGTCGACACCGTGGCAACGCCAGGCGCGGAGCTGGAATAGCTGACAGTTTGGGTCGCGTTGTTTGGCGCCACGACGCTGGCCAGCTGTTGAGTGCCGCCTACAGCGATGGTCGCAGTCGCCGGCGTGGTCGTAACGGAAGTCGGCGCCGGGGCGTCCGGGTCCGGGGTGTCTTGCACGAGCAAGCCCACGTCCGAGCTGGCCACCGACGCCTCGAAATCGAACGTAACGACGTCGTCGTAGGTAGCGTTCCGCGACAGGGTGGTAATCAGCATGTACGCGATAAAGGTCAGGTCGGGGAAGGTGATCCGCAACCACGCCACCGGCTGGTTGGAATAGTCCGGACCCGGGCGCGCTACGTGCTTGGTCAGTTGGGTAAAGGTCGACACCTCGCCGGCTTCTACGGCCCGCTTCGCCACGCCGTCGCCGGAGATGGTGAAGTTTTGGAAGGTCGCCAGGTTCTCGCGCAGGCTGTTAATGCTCGAATCGCTCGAGGCGTCGGCAGTGTCCCAGGTGAGTTCAAAGCTCTTCGTACGCAGCGAACCAAAAGCGGTCCAAGTGAGAGTGTTTACGTCTACGTCGCCGCACGCGTACGCTATTTCTAGCGAGACGTCGCGGCCGACATAACCGGGAAGTTTGCAGCCAGCCATGGTATGGCCCCCTTAGAAGGTCGTTAATTGCAGGTTCAGTTCGCACCATAGCCGGTTTTCGGCGGTCTGGCCCGGTCCGATTATGTCACCAATTAAACGAATTTGCGCTATTCCGCAAGTTCGGTAGTCCGTGCGCAGGCGCTGGGTCAGCTGTTCGCTCGTGTAGACCAAGGCTTTTTTGGCGTTGGCCGTAGAGGTGGCATTCTGCTCGGTCATAATCCGCACGCGCACGTTGCGCCGGCCCACGTCTACATCACGGCTCGGGCCGCCTTCGCTCATCAGCGACACGACCTTGTCGCCCGCGCTGCTGCTACTGTCCGACCACAGCCCTACAAAAAACTTATGGTTGGCCAGGTCAGGCGACAGTTTTAGCCACTCGGTAAGCTCGTAAATCGGGCTCATAGTTTCATGTTCCGCCGTATTGCCTCGTTGATTTCGGCTCGCCCGTCACGCTCGAAGCCTTTGCGCAGAAACTCGGGCTCGCCGTGGGGTTCCCAAAACTCGCCGCTGTCGCTAACAAACGCCTGGCCCGACTTGGTATCGAACGCGCCTACCGAGCTGCGCGGCTTGCCTTTTAGCTTGCCGCTGGCCTCGTGCACGTAGAGCGCGTAGTTGGCCGTGTACCCGTATTTGCCGATCCATCCGGACGGGGTTTTTATGACCTGCGTGAAGCGACTGCGGCGCAAGTTGCCGGTATCGACAGGCGTTATCAGGTCCGAGTAAGCGCCGCCAATGCTTAACGCCTCGTACAGCGCCTGTTGCGCCATAGGTCCGTCGATTCGCTCGAATATCTTGTTGATATTTTGGCGCACCTCGTTAAATCCCTTGGCTGGCATCAGGTCACCAATAGGTAATCAGGCGTATCGTTGAACATGGCCATGTCCCACACCGTGCGTGCGCGTATCTCTTGGTCAGGAATGGTTGGGTCGTTGAGCTTGATCATGTCGCGATATTGTGGCCGCGCGTCCTCGGTGTAGATGAGGTAGGCGCTTACGAATTCCTCGCCGTTGCCGGCCGGCGCGCTGGCTTCGCGCATCGCCTTCGCCTCGGCGGACCAAGTGCAGGCAATGGTGTATTCGGGGCCGTAAATGATGCCGCCGGCCTCGCCGTCCTCTTCTACGAACGGCCGGACTGTGGCTGTGTTCTTGTACGCCCACCGGCTGACGCTACTCATTCATCGCACCCGCACGAGGCGACCGCTACCCAAATGCCTGCCGAGGCGGCCGTGGGGTCCATGGGAATGATTGCGTCCGAGCAGCCCGACGGGTCGAACGCGCGTAGCAGCGCCGTAGCCTTGTTGTAGTTGTCCGACAGCGTGCCATAGGCGTAGGTCTGTGCCGCACCGGATGGCGCCCGCTGGCTTGTCACGAGGCGATCACCGGAAACCACGCCGAACACGGCGAGGGTGTAATACTTGATGAGTAGCGCTGTTTCGTCGTCGTAGCCGGCGCCGATCAAACACGGGTCCATGGCGTTGACCTTGGACACGAGCAGGCCCAGCAGCATGTCAGGCAGCGTTATGCCCACGGACGCCAGGTAATCTTTTGCCTGCTCAATTGTCAGTTCGACCATGTGTAACGCCTCCGGATGATGGCGCTAGGTTAGCGCACCGAACACAAAAAAGCCCGCACGATGGCGGGCCTTTCCGTAGCGCGGGTTTCGATTACTTCGGCTTGTTGGCCGCCTCGGTAATCTTGTCCGCTTCTTTCTGCGCGTCCAAAAGCACCTTATTGGCTGCTTCTTCGGCTTGCTTGGCGGTTTCGGCCGCCTTGTCGTTCGCAGCCTTTTCGATTTCAGCGGCTTTGACCTTGGCAGCGGCGATAATCTCGCCCGCTTTGGTCTTGGCGCCTTTCTCGTCCAGGCCGTCGGCTTCGTCGGTGCTGCCGCTTACTTTCGCGTCGCGGATTCGGTCGTGGTAGACCTTCTGCACCGGCAAGCCGTCGTCGCCCACTTCGAGTTGCAGAATTTCGCCGTTAGGGTGCAAAACACCCTCGGCGTCTACAACACGGGCAACGATTTGGAACCACTGTTTTTTGTTAGCCATGCTGTCGATTCCTTAGCTGGCGGTGCCCAGGAGCACACCGGTTCGGCCATCTTGGTCCGCTTTGATCGCCAAGCCCATCGCCGACCAAGTCAGGTAATGGTAGTCGGCCATCGGTACGAGGCGCGGAATTGGGGTGTTGGTTACCGCCATGCCGGTAATCGGCTGGATAAACTGCGTGCTGCGGATGATAAACAGCATTTCGTTACCCGACAGTTCCAGCGAGGTTTTAATCTCACTGACGCCCGGGGTCTGACCCAACGCAGCCATGTAGGTCTGATCGGTGGTCAACGGACCGGTACGGCGGCCCCAGTTCTTTTCGATTTCCGAGGAAATGTACAGCGTACCGTTCTGTACTACGCGGTTGTTCGGGCCGCGCACGTTGTACAGGAAGTTGCCCAGGGCGGTGTCCATCGCCTCGAACGTGGTCGCAGGTGCGGTGAAGTCGGCGCCCAGTACCACTTTCAAGGTGTTAGGACTGGTACGGATGCCGTACGAGCCGAAGCCTTGGTAGTTAATGCCCGGGTTACCCACCATGATGGTGTTGGTCATCAGGCGAATAACTTCGCGAGTCGCGGCCGCTTGGTTTTCCGCCACGATATCGTAGGGCAGCTGACGCTTACCTTCGAATTCGCGCCACTGAAAGCCGAAGCTTTTCGAGTGGATCGGAATTACGACGCCGTCGTAGTCGTCGGCTACCTGGCCCATGAGCTTGGTAGTTTGACCGGACAGCGAGACCTCGCCCGCATCCATCGCACCAAGACGACGGTACGCGCTTACCAGCGTGCCGATACCCACCGATTTACTCAGCGGCATGAGGTCTTGATAGATAACGTCGGCCTCTTGGCCGATCAGCTGCACGGTGGTGTTGTCCATTTCGAGCCAGGCTTTCGGGGCCAGGTCCGGAATGGCGTTCGTGGTCAGCGTTTGCAGGTGCTTGTTCTGGTTGATCGCGATACGGCGCAGTTCTTCAATCTGGCGGTACTGCTGGGCGCCCCCGTCAGTCAAGGCGGCCTTTTTATTCAGGATGAACGACATAGCTGCCTTTCCTTATTTAATGCGCATATCGACAAGAGCGTCGACAAGCACGGCGGAGGTCAGTGCTTCGTGGAGGTAACCCACGATCACACGGTCATTTGCGTCAGCAGCTGCAACAACTACGCGGCCGTTGGCGCCAATCGACAACGGGGTGTCTTTTGGACCGACGAGGCCAGCAGTTGCACGCACGAGGTACACGTCACCGGAGCGGGGAATGTACGCCTGTACCATTTCGTCAGCGGCGTGCACGTATTCCAAATGCTGGTGCATCGGAGCGTTACACACGACGAAGTAGCCGGATGCAGCCACACCAAAGCCCAGTTTAGCGGCGTTCGGGGCGGCGGCCTGCATCAGAATGCAGCCGGGTTTGAGGCCAGCAACTGCGGCCAGGGCTTCGCGGATTTGTGGGACGTTTTCGCTCACGTCACCGCGATAAATTTTGCGCTTAGCGCCAGGAACCAATGCAGGCATGTCGGCTTACTCCGGGAGTTCCATTTTGTAAGGCTGTTCGGTGTTGCCTTCCAGCGCACCGCCCAGGCCAGGAGTACCGCCTTTGAGCTTGGCCACCATCTGGTCAAGCGCGTTGCCGGTCAGGCTGTTGGCGATATCGTCGCCCATGGCCTTGGCAACTACGGCGCGTTTTTCGGTCTCGGCCGCACGGGTGTTGGCGGTCAAGGTTTCTTCGAGTTTGGCTTGGTTAGCTTGCAGCCCCGCAATGCCCTCAGTCAGCGGCTTGAGCAGGTCACCAACAGCGGCGAGGGTGGCGTTCTGGTTTTTCTCCAGTGCCGCCGCCAGTTCTTTAGGGTCCATTTGATCAGCCTCCGGGCCGGGGTCAGGGTTAGACGGGTTGGAGTTTACTTTAAAACCCAGCCGCTGCAACAAGGCGTTAACAGTGGTCCAAGTCTGTTTGCTTTCTACAGGTGTCGAATCGTCGGCCCATTTAACCGCGCCGTCAACGATAGAGTAGCTGTATGCGTCGCGTTTCCCGCCTTCGGTTTCGACTATCGCGGTGGTCGCGTCGAAGTCGGGCACCCATACATACGTGTTGCCATTGCCGAAGCGCTCACGCGCGGCACGCTCCAAACGCTCCGCCTGTGCACGGTAGCTGTCAGCGCTCAGCACTGGCTTGCCTGGCTCGTTTACGGCCAGCGGTTTGGCGTCGGCGACGTTGACCATCAAGCCCACGCCCTCGGCAGGCGTAGCGGCGCCAACCTCGCCCAACAGGATCGCGTCGTGGTCCATCAGCATATTCCGCGCGATCCATTTATAGCCCTTGGCGTTGGCCACTGGTTCGCGTTGCAAGAAAATGCCGGTACTGGTGTGGATGGGGTCGCCTTTCTCTACGGCGCTCAGGAACGCGCGGCCCTGCTCGAGATTGGAGGCAAATTCAATGTCTACCCACTTTTCGACGTCTACGCGGTTCCCATCGCGCTTTACGTTCCGGTTCCAGGCGCCAATGTGGTGGGCGTTGACTGCTTCCGGAGTCATAGCCGACACAAACTCGCCGTTAACGACCGGATGCCCGAGCGGGGCAAAGGTGCCCTCGAGCCCGGCGTAGGCTTTGTCGATTTCCTCTTTGGTGTACAGGCCGTCGTTCATTACGACGTTGTCCGGAAGCGTTTTGCTGCTTATCACGAGGTGCGGCCGGCCGTTGTAGTCCTCGTAGCGAATGTGTTCCTTGTTCACACGAAACACGAGGTTAATGTGTTCGCGTTCCTGCAACACTGGCGCAGGACTGCTGTTCACTTGCAGAACGCGAGGCCATAGACGCATGTGGGTAACCCTCGAAAATTGGTTGTAAGATGGACAGAGCCTAACATAACAGGAATTTTTGACATGCAGCCGACCGACAACGCCGACGAAAAATTGGCCTTTGCAACAAACATGCTTGCCGACACGATTCGAGGCATGGCCATGGCCGGCGGGTTCGGCTTGGACGCCAAACGCACTAACGCGTGGTGTGAGTTCGGCTATATCGAGTCGCCGACCTTCGAGACATTCTACCGGCTCTACATGCGCGGCGGCATCCCACACGGTGCGGTCACCAAAATGACGGACACCTGTTGGACGACCCTACCGGAGCTAATCGAAGGCGACGAAGAGGACGACAGCAAGGACGTTACCGCGTGGGAGCGCGACACTAACAAGAAGCTCAAAGACTGCGATTTTTGGGACGCTTTCAAGGAAGCTGACGTACGCCGTCTCGTGGGCCGCTACGCTGGCATCATCCTGCAAATGGAAGGCGCCGGCCGCGAGTGGAGCGACGCTGTATCGGGTACGCCCGTGCTTAAAAAGCTGATTCCCGCGTGGGAAGGCCAGCTAAAACCGAAGACGTTCGACGAGGACAAAACAAGCGAGACCTACGGCGACGTCACCATGTGGGCCTACAAGGAATCGGAGCTGCCCAAGCTCGACTCGCACCTGTCGAGTGGTATGCGCGAGCTGGACATTCACCCGTCGCGGGTCATCATCCTTGGCGACATCCACACCGGCCGCAGCTGGCTCGAGCCGGGGCTAAACGCTTGCTCGAATATGGAAAAGGTAAGCGGCGGTTCGGCCGAATCGTACCTAAAGAATGCCGCGCGCCAGCTGGGTATCAACTTTGAGAAAGACACCGACTTAGACAGCATCGCCCGTTCTGCTGGTGTAAAAATCACTGAGCTGCAAGGCGTGTTCGACGGTGTGGTGCGCGATATCAACCGAGGCCGCGACGCCGCGCTGATTACCAAGGGCGCCCAGGTCAACGCCTTGACCGCGACCGTTCCCGACCCAATCCCGCCGTTTGACGTCTCGCTGCAAGAGTTTGCCGCGTCGGTGATGATGCCGGCGAAAATCATTGTTGGTAACCAGACCGGCGAGCGCGCGAGCGTGGAGGACGTCAAAGACTTTAAAGGCACCTGCCAAAGCCGCCGCGTTAACCGGCTCGCAAAAGACATTCGCCAGGCGACAAAGCACCTTATCGACATTGGTTTTATCAAGGCAGTTACAGAGTTTTCCGTTATTTGGGACAACCTGTTAGAGCCGACCGAAATGGAAAAGCTCGAGAAAGCCAACAAGATGGCCGACACGAATCAGAAGTCCATCGCCATGGGCGCCCCGGTGTTCTCAATCGAAGAGCTGCGCACGGCCGCAGGCTACGACAACGACGAGCTGCCCGAGCCGCTGGAAGACGCCGACGACGAAGACGCGGAAGAGGACGACCCAGCAGCCACGCCGCCAGTTCCTGCGCCTGCACCGGGTGCTGTAGCGTGATGCGCCACCGGCTCGCCGCCAACGCGGCTAAAGCCCGTAAGCCGATACTGCCGCGCAGTTGGGCCGATCCTGCCGGCCAGGACAAGCGCGAGCGGGCGGCCATGGCGGACTTTAAACGTCGGATCGCGGCGTGTGGCAAGGCCTACCAAGACCTGCTAGCGCGCATCGACTTCGAGTCGTACACCGTCAACAGGACCGAGCTTAAACCGGTGTACGCCCCTGGCACGCGGCGGGTCGTTTCCATGCAGCGCCTGGCGGTCAACGCCATACGCTACGAGTTCCGCACTGACCCGAGCGTGTTCCTGTCGCTGACCCAGGCAACACAGCGCCTTGTCGACGCGATCATGCTCGAGGGTGGCGAGTCGAGTTTGTGGTTCTCGTTGCAGTACGTCTTGCCTGCGTACCAGCAAGGCACCGCTATGGAATGGGCCAACCTCGGGGCGCAGTCGGTTGAGTACCGGCGCGCACGCGGCGAGCTTTGGCAGCTGCTGCAAACCGACGTCTATCAGCGCCGAATCGCGCTTATTCGTGGCCGCGAATTCGAGCTAATGCAGGGTCTCAGCGCCGGCATTAAGCAGCAAATGAGCCAGGTGCTGACCCAAGGCCTTGTGACTGGTTTAGGGCCTCGGGAGATTGGCCGGCGCCTATCCGCCCAGGTAGGTATCGAGCAGCGAAGGGCGAACCGGATCGCGCGCACAGAGATTGGCCAGGCCATGCGCACCGCACGGATGCAGGAAGACGTGCAGGCCATGCAGGACTTTGGCTTTCGCACCATGCAGCTGCACCTGTCGGCGTTGAGCCCAACCACACGTCTAACCCATGCCGCGCGACACGGCACGCTGCACACCGTAGAAGAGCAGGAGGCATGGTGGTCGGAGGACGGCAACGCGATCAACTGCAAGTGCTCAACTATTGCGGTGCTCGTCGACAAGGAAGGCAAACCGCTGTCGCCCGGCATTGTGGCTGCGGCCCGTAAGCAGCGCGACCTGTACGAGGCCAAAATGGCGGCATGAAAAAGCCCGCACGAGGCGGGCCGTTTCAATCACGAGGTAAAACGCATAGGAGGTGCTAATGACGCAACATGTCATGCCGGCTTATTCACTGGCTTAGCGCGCCGGGGGTATGAGCCGTGGAGCCTGACCCCTGGCTAACGCTTCCAGCTTCCCGAGTGGGCGCGGGTCGTACGCAGGTAACGCAAGCCAGGCCAGATTAATGGACCGTGGCGCCTTCCGCAAGCTCCTGTCGGACCTCACTCACAGCTACGAATGCTTCGGCGGCTTGGTCGACCAACCAAAGCGCAGCAATCTCGTTTAGCGCCTCAAATTCCGGTACAGGGTTCTCCGGGTGCAAGTGCACTTCGCTGCGGTGCTCACTGTCGACCGCGAACAGCACACGGATAGCCGCACCATGCTCGCAACGGTCCAACAGCACGACCACCTCGCCCAGTTTCGGGTGCTGGAAAACTTTTACGATGGACTTCATAGCGGCAGCTCCTTGGGCAGTGCGTCACGCAGCGCGGCGCACAGTCGGTTGTAGTTCAGGTGGTGCCCGTTCGCATACTCGTGCAGATACGGGTAATTGAGCAGCCGCACAGCGTCCAAGTTCACCGCAGTCAGTTCGGCCGGTTGCTGGTCCTTGCCTTCGGCTGTTGCAGGCAGTCCGGTCGTAAACGACAGCCCACAAAATGGGCAGTAAGTGGCGTGCATGTTCTGCGTTTTCTTTACGTTCCGGTAGCCGCCGGTTTTCTTCGGCAGCGCGTAACGCACCTCGATAGGCAACGCCGGGCGGTGGGTGATGGGGCCGCCGTCGTTTGGGATGCCGAACACATAGCCGCCCAACTCAAGCTCGAAATTCGAGGCGTTCTTGGGAAGCGAGGGCAATAGCCGTTCCTTGAGCTTTACGGTCAACTCGCTGTGGCAGTTACACATTTTGGTCTGGCTCCTGTTCGCCGCCGTGCACTTCATAGGCGTTGACCATCGCGGACCATTGGTGGTCCGGGCTATCAAAGCCGCCCTCTTCGTATTCCTCGTGTGCTTCGTGGAAAGCCGCACGCATGGCGCTGGTTAGCACGTACGGCACGATCACCTGGCCTTGCTCCTGCAACACAGCCAGGTCAACGCTGTTGGCCAGCCGCGCCACGACAGCCGCGTGCGCTTCGTTCATGCCGTGGATGGTGCCCCGCAGGCGGACCACTTCAACCAGCTGAGAGTTATGCGCGAGCAACAGGCCTTGCAGCGCACGCACCGGCACGACGCAGTCGGTCGCCAGGGTGGTGGCCGCTTCCGCCAGCGGCGCGAAGACGTCCATAAGGCCCTGCGCTTGGAACGGCGCCGCTTCGACCATTACCGGCGGATGAGCGTGGCCAAAGACGCGCAGCCACACTGCCCCGCCTGCTGCGATTTGCTGGCGTTCCTCTTCGGTAGGCTGCCATTCGGAGGTCATGCAGGGCAGGCCGTCGACTAGCTCCTGGCGAACAGCGAGCGGTGCACACTCTTCGTCGGTCATGTCTTCCGGACGCCCGAGGGTGGCCGTGGCGTTGGCGATTTGTCGAATAAGCATATTGGACAGCTCCTAAAGGGCCAAAATAAAGTCGGGGCGGCGCATCTCGAACATGTGGCGCATGTCCGCCGGTAGGGCCTCGATTGTCTTCGGGGTCTTGCCGCGCACTAGCCCGCGTTTGCGCAGCTCCTGGCGGATTTCGTAGCGTTGCGCGTAGTGCGCGTCGGTTATGGTCAACTTTGCATCTTGTGCGGCCATGCTGGACGGTCCTATTTTCGATCAGAGATAAACTACGGACGGTCCGCAGTCGGTGGGGTGCTGCCCGGCGGCGAACCGGGCGGGATTGGTTAGTAGATTTGCACGCCGATAAGGTCGTTGATGTCGTAGCCAGCTTCCTCAGCACGAAACCCGGCAGCGGTAGCAGCCGCACGGAAAAGGCTAGCCTCGTCCTTCGGATTAGCGGCGTTTTGCAGGTCGATGAGCTGGTCGGACAGATAGAGACCGGTAGCTTCCTCGGCGGCTTGCAGCTTCGCGATCAATTCGGCGTAGGTCATCGTCTTGCCCTCCGGGGCGTTGTTCGTTTCGGTAGGCACAGAGTAATGCGCTATGACCGACACGTCAAACGATTATTTGTTGTTCAGTAGCCGCCACCCGACCCGGGCCAGAACGTGCTCCTGGCAATGGTTGATCATGGCGCACATTTCCGGGTGGCTGCCTGGCTTCTGTTCGGGCAGGTCCAGGTAGCGGTTCCAGGCTTCGGCGAGCAGGTTTACCACCTGGCGTTCCGCATCGGTTAGCGTGCCAAGCGTTTGCTCGGGGATGCCTCCGAAATATTGCGGCCCGGTGAACTTAGCCCTGCAATCGGCAATGGACTTGCTGCGGCGGCCGTGTTCCTCGCACCAATCGCCTTTATTCGCCACCTTCGACAGGCAACCCGGGCACGCACAGCGGTAGGTGCGCGGCGGGGGCGCTTTGGGCGGCACGTCCGGGCGGGCGTGTTCCCCGCAAAAATCGCTGCCGGTGTTTTGTACCACCCGCGTGCAGCCTCGCGCGGTGCAGTTCTTGCGTAAGCTCATGTCGTCAGTTCCTCTACTCGTTGCAGTTGTGGTTGTTCGTCGCCGCGCAGTGGCATCAGGTTACGCTCGGCAAAACCGGCGTAAGGCACCGACCGATTGCCCCGGTAAGCGTTAAAGGATTGCAGGCCGTCGCCGGAAACGATCCAGCACACGTCTTTTGCGGGACGGAACGACATACCCCCAAAACGGACAGCCTCGCCCGGTGCTACCCGCCGTTCGAGCGTTACGCATTTGCCGACCATTTCCGGGTTCTCCGCGCACCTGATCACCAACGCCAGCCCGCCCACCTCGAGACGCCCCGTCATCGCGGCCACCCCAGCCACAGCTGCCCCAAGACGAAGCCGAGCAGGAAAAGCGACCCGCCAAGCGTTACGCGGTCGACCCAACGGCGTTTGTTGTACCGCTTGGTCAGCTGCTCGACTTCCTGGCTAAACTCTTCGTCGTCGGATACCCGCCAGTTCAGGTGACTACACGCCGCTTCCGCCAACGGCGCCGGCACACGCTGTACGCGCCCGAACCACTGCGAATAGCCGTTCAGGCGCGCCAGGTAGTCGGCCCGCTCCAGTTTCCAGGCTTCGGCCTCTTCGTAGGTCACCTCGTGGGCCTCGTCGAAGGTGTGCGCCTTGTTGTTGCTAATATCTACCCAGCGATCAAGCGCCCAGCACTCTACGCCGCCCTCCGCGTCGGTACGCAGCAGGACGTCGTCATAGCGGAAATAGCGGTGTTTGGGGTCTACGGTTTGCATACGACTGCCTCCGCGAAATGAACCAGCACCGGCCAGGCGTAGGCCACCGCCGCTACGAAGCTCAGGAAGTAGAACACGCGCTTGAAGCCCTCGCGCATGGGCGCTTGGCCGTCTCCGACGCGCATGGGCGGCGGTTGGGTTGGCTCGTACTTCGACGGGTGCGTGCCGTAGTCGAGAATCAGGTTTACCGGTGGCTGCTTACGGTAGGCGGCCATCGTCTCGAACTGCGCACGGTCAACGATCATGAGCCACTGCGGCACCTCACGGCCGCCGATGCGCGCCCAGGTAACGCCGTTCAACAGCTCGTAATGCCGCACGCCGCCCACGTCGTCCGTGTAGCGCTTGAACTGGCGCCCGTTGCCTATCAGATATTCGGTTTTCATTGGTCAGCAACTCCGTGCAATTCGTTGTTCGAGGTGCACAGAGTAATGCGCTATGACGCAGCCGTCAACTACCCGCGAACATGCCGTGCTGGAATCATCAGGCCGCCCGTTTGCTTGGCTTTCATCACCTTTTCCAGGGCGTAGCGTGTGGCGTCTACGTAGTGGTTGTTCGCGTCGACGATCACCGGCAGTACGTCGCCTGTGAGTCGGTCGACCTTGTAGCTGTACAGGGTGAATTCGTTTTGCATCTCCGTGCAGTCCGGGTGCACGACAATGTCGAACGTTTTCATGTGTTCTATGCCGTCTTCGACGCTGCCCGGCCCCTTCGTTGTGGCTTCGATCAGCGGCAGGTTAGGCCGCCCAGGTGCGCGTCGCTTAAGCAGGCTAATGGACTCCGGACGGGCGTTGTCCGCCAGCATGGTATGCGTTACGACCCCTGGCAGGCGGTCGATTAGATACTGGGCGGTTTCGTCCAGCTCCAGGCCCACGCGTCCACACTCCCGCTCGATATACAGCGTCGTTTCGTCCGGACTGATCCAGCACTTGACCGCCGCTGTCGGATCGTTGGCAAAGCCGAAGTCGAGGCCGAAGTAGGGGCCGTTCCAATCGCTGCCGGTTTGCAGCGTATCGACGCGCCATTTCTTGGCAAAGATTGTTGCCTTGGAGTGCTTGAGGTATTTGCCCAGCCAAATGTGCGCGTACATTTCCGGCTCGAGGCTTTTCTGTTGCTTGGCGCGCAACGTCTCCAGCACCTGCGGAAACCATGGGTTATCCGTGTAGTTCATCTCGACACAGACCGCGTCCGGGTCTTGCGTTTTGATGAATCGGGTGTCTACCGGACTGTTCTCGGTACGAGGGTTCCAAATGACCCATATTTCAGACTTCGGGGCGCGTATGGTCGGCTCGAGGGCTAACCAGCTTTCCTCCGGAATGTCTTCGGCTTCCTCGAGAATGCAAATGTCGATTTGCGCCATCGACTTGACCGAGCCCAGGTTGTGCCGCAGGCCCTTGAACAGGAATTCCGTGCTGTTGATCCGCGACCGGATGTAGTCGACCCCGACGTCGTAGGCAGCCTCTAGCCACGGCTCGCTCGCGATGGCGTTTTTCAGCTCCGCGTAGAACGATTCTTTAATGGACCCTTGCAGCTCACGGCCGCACAGGAAGCGCAGGCCCTCAACCACACCAAAGGTGGCTGCCATCTTGGCAAAGCCGAACGACTTACCCGAGCCCCTGCCGCCGTGCGCGCACCGGTAGCGGACAGAGCCGCGAGGCTTGCGGAACACCTTTACCAGCTTGCGCGGCAGTCGTACCTGTGCGGTCTCGGTCATTCTTCGTCTTCCGCTTCGTCTACGGCGATCAGCTCAATGCGGCTCGGTATCAGCGCGGCACCGCCAGGCCCTGACAGCTCTTTTTTGTCGACCAACACGCCGCGCATTTTGGCGAGCAGTTGCAGCGCCTCGAGCTGGTTGTGGGTCTTAATCTCTAGGCCCTGCTTTGTGATCTTGACGCCTGCGTACAGCGCCGCAGCGTCCGGCGAGTAGTCGCGGGTGTCCTTTGGTACGACCCGTTCGACACCTACACCTACGCAGTTCTTGCACTCCGGGTTGGGGTCTTTGAACGGGTCAAAGTCGATGCCCCCGCCCCAGGCTGGCATTTTTCCGCGCGCCTTTTCGGCCCCCTCAACCGCCGCGTAATACTCCGCCTCGGTCCACTGATAGCCGCCGTTCTCGCCGTAGCAGTGCCGGCAGCACCCGCGTTGCAGGTCGATTAGGTCGCGAGGGTTGGCGAAGGCGATCCGCTCTAAACGTTCCTCGATCTGCGCGTTGCTGATTCGGGACTTTCGTACCAGTTTCTCTAAACCGTCCTGTACGGCCTCATATACGCGTTTTTTCTCAAACGGCGAACTGACCCAGAGGTAAGCGGTAGAACGTGCGACTGTGAGGCTGTATCCAGCGTGCAAAGCCGATCCGCGAGCGTCCCGCGTCTGTATGTACGTTTCGACGAACAATTTCTCTTTAGCGTCCAGTTCCGGACCATGTCTTGCCACGATAAAAGCCCCTAAATGCGTTCCGATAGCGCCCAGCCTACGCCACAACCACGCCCCAAGCCAAACCGGAGCCCGTTTACCCCAAATTTTCCGTTGGGGTACGCTTGGGGTATGATTTGGGGTATACGCTAACTTACTGATTCTATTAGTATTTATACTGTAAATACCCCAATACCCCAAATATATACACACTTGCTATACGCATGCGCACGCTACGCACACACGCGCTACGTGTGCACACATGTGTGTGTATTGGACTGGGCATAAAATTGGGTTTTTGGGGTAAAACGCCCCTTTTGCTATACATTTCAATAACTTGCGATACCCCAAATGGTTTACCCCAAACCATACCCCATTTTCTACCGCCTATTAGAACGGTCGAATCGATTCGTACACCGAATAACTACAGGCAAAAAGAAGCGCCCACTAGGAGCGCTCGAGATACAGCGGTTGTCTATCTATTGGTTTCCGAACGCTGCGGCCGCTGCTGCAAGCACACCTCCCGACTGTTGCGCGTCGCTATACGCCTTGGACACCTCGGCAGGCTTTTGCAGGTTGAGGGCCAAATGACCGCGTTTGACGTACAGCCTTGTTTTGTTCCCGTCCGGCTGCACAGGGTTAGGCGTGCGGCCATAATCCGCCAGCGCCGGGTGCTTTACGTAGCCGAGGTCAGCCAGCAGCTTGTCGCGCTTGGAGGGTGGCAGGTAGGTACGCAGGCGGTCGCACAGCTTGGCCAACATGGTGGTAGATACCCAGCCGCCGGCAAAGCCAGGCTCGCCACTCTGTACAGCCTCCAGCACCTCCTGCTCGAGCTTCCCTTGGCTAGCCTCGCGGGCCTCCGCCGATGTGGATGTTTGCGGCGCGCGCTGGCAGCCACCCATAGGGTCGAACTCGGCGCACAGCTCGTACTCGTGCAAATAGTTGTTAATAATCGCCCGGCCGTAGTTGCTGCCGTGCTCCGCCCACTTGCGGCGGCCATAAAACCAGTCGTAGAGGTCGGGGAAATAGTTGCCCATCATGCCGGCGGCTTCCACGTCCTCGGCACACTGTTGGGCGGTAAAGAACACGCAGTAGCGGCGGTTGTCGATGTTGGTCGGCACGCCGTCGCGGTGGTTGGTGGTCATCATGCCGTTGGCGCGGTTGTCGCCTGTGTACTGGTCAACGCCTTTGCCTTCGATTTCGAGCCGGGTGTTGGTTACCCAAGGTTTGATCGCTTCGAGAAAGTCGCGGCGGTTCTGTACGTACACTTCCTCCATTCCGATAAACAGGCAGTTGCGGACCCAGGCGTTAAACCCGCCCTCTTTCTTGGCCATCTTGGCCATGTCCGGCATGTAGCTGTATCGGCTGCCCACGGCGAATTCCATCGCCTGAATCAGCATCGTTTTACCATTACCCTCAGCGCCTTGCAGCACCGGCCACCACTGCGCCTTGAAGCCTGGCGAGCGGACGACGCGAGCCATCCATGTAAGCAGAATGCGGCGGTCGCGCTCGTCCGGTAGCAGGCGCTCCAGTAGACCCAGGAACGGTGCAATGTCGCCCGCGATGCGCTTGGTATGGATTGGCACGAAGCCATTAAACAGTCGCCAGCCTTCGGCCTCAATAAGGGCGCCTGGCGGTTCCTCCGGACGGAAGCAGACCGAGTGCGCCGTTGGCCAGTCGAGCACCTGGCTCTGTGTAAAGGCGTCCCAGGCGCGGGTCGTTACCGCTTTGCGCTCGGCTGGGTTCAGTTGGAACTCATAGCCACCGTACGCCACGTTAAAGCGTGCACTATCCAGATAGGTGCCGTCGGGGATAGCAATTTTGTTGCTGTCGCGGATGTACACGCAGCCGGCAAACAGTTGCTCTTGCAGCTCGGGCGGCAGCAGTTGGTGACCGGATCGGTGCAGCGGTGCAAGGCCGGTTGGCTGCTGTGCGCTGGCCACCTCTTCCCAGCTCGGCACGCCCGCCGGCAGTGTCGCGGCAGCAGGCGCGGAGGGCTCTAGTCCGGGGGTCTCAGTGTTGGCCAGCGTGTGCGATCGCGTGTCGATCGGAGGGCGCGAACCGGCGATGGCGGGCGCGATATGGGCGGGCAGTTCTGTGAGTGGCTTCTTGCCGGACCCGAGCACCGACGTACAGTCGCGCACGGCATTCTCTACGGTCCACGTCATGTACTGCGTGTGGCTGTCCCACTTGTCGCGGGCGAGCGCGGAGCGGCGCATAAGGCGCTCAATCCGGACGGGGTTTTTACCGGTCCAGAAGGCCAGGGCGTTGGCCAGGGCTTGGTCGGCGCCGGACGCATCGTAGGGCTTGTCTTCTTTGGTCGGGTAGACGGCGGCCAGGGTTGCCACGTCGGCCTCCCAAAGGTGATGGAATTCGGCGCGCACTTTGGTTTTACCGCCGAACACCTCGGCAGCGTCGACCTTGCGGGAGGATTTAAGCGCCTTGGCTATTAGCTCGTCGTCATCCTCCGGCCCCTCCCATTCCTCTACGGGCTCGTCGACCCAGTCAACGGCGGTGGTGTTCTCGTCCTTGGGCGGAAACCATTTGGCTCCGAGCGCAGCCGTTTCGAGGGGCAACCACGCCAGCGCATCGCCTACGGCTGACTGTCCGGTCAGTGCGATCAGGCGGTTCTGCGTGTAGAACTCGAGGCCCAACGAGTCGTCGCGGCACGAGTGCGGGAAGTCCGGGCAGCGGCCGATAAAGTGGCAACCGCGACCGGAGGTTGACACCTCAAAGGCAGCGCCTGGCAGCAGCTGAAACAGCTCGTGTACCAGCGGTTGCCACTGGCCGGCGTCGGTTACCGCCGTGTCGACGTCGACGAAAAAGAAAGGGTCGGTCGGCTGCAACAGGTAGCCAATGCCTACCGGGTGCGCACCTTGCCAGCTGTAGGCCGCCATTATCGCCTCGTCAGCGGTCAGCAGATTGGCCGGCGTGCCCCATTTCTTTGGCAGCACCGGCACCTTATCGGATTTGTATTCGCGGCCAGCCTTCGGCCGTATCTCATAGACGCAAAAATGCCGGTAAGCCGTAAGCGCGTGAAGCGGTCCGCCAGGGCTTAACGCCTCGGCTACCGTGTCGAGCATGGGGAAGCCTCCAGCGCAGCGACCAACGCAGCCCACGACAGGCGTTGAGGCGCTACAGGCGCGCAGTTGTGAACCAGCTCTTGTGCGGCTTCGCGCACGCGGTCGGCGTGTTGGTACAGTGGCACAACGCGCGGCCGTGGCTGCCCTTCCGGGAAAAGCGGCGTAGGCTTCGCGCAAATGTCGGCGTATTTGTCGGCCAAATCGCGGCTCGAGAATGACACCTCACTGATAGGCGACACAGCGCCCGGGGCAAATACCAGCATCCAACGCACCGCGTCCGGATCGGGCTCAGGTGCCACGGTCAAGGCAGCCACAACGGCCTGTCGGTCGTAGCGCGACTCGTTGCCAACTTTGAGGTGGGGGATGGTGCCGGCGGTGGTCAACCGCTGTACGGTTTTGGCACTCACTTGGAGTAGCGCGGCCATCTCGGGACGCGTCAATAGCTTTTCCATATTGCTCCTGTGTTCCTTATAGTCTCGCAGAGTCTTGTTCTGTCTACGATACGCCCAATAAAAAGCCCGCACAAGGCGGGCGGGTTTTACTCGAGTAAACGGTTACGCGGTCGGCTTGCAAGTGCACGCATCGCGGCCCTGGCGGCAGTCGCAGACCTTCGGGGCCTTTAGACGGTCAAGGTCTGCGTACATGGCGAGCATCGCTTTGCGCTCGTGCTGCCATAACTCGCGCTGACCGTAGTGACACGACTCCGGGTCGCTACTGGTCGGCTCCAACTCGATAAGGCGGTCGAACGCGTCAAGCCAGGTTCCCCGGTGCGATTCGAGGTTGTCAGGTAGCACCACCCCGCCAGATACCGGCTCAGCCAGGGCAGCACCCATAGCAGCCTCGGCGGCTTCCAGTGCGTAAAAGCACGCCTCCCAGCGCTTGCCAGAGTTGTAAGGGTTCTCCGTTTCAAAGTCCCGTAGCGCCTGCTTTGCTGCGAAATACCCCACTACCCGCCCGCGCAATGTGTCGTTTGTGCTCATTCTTCGTCACCTTCCTCGACAACCCAGGCGGACGACTCAACGCAATTGAACAGGTAGTCCATAGCGGCTTGATTGAGATATTCCTCCCGTTGCTTTTCTGTCATCGCTTCCCACTCGGCCCGGTCGACTTCCTCGTGGTCCACATGCTTACAGTTCGCAAAGCCTGTTTCGACACTTAGCCGAATCTTGATTTTGTCGTTTGTGCTCATTCGGATTGCCCCATAAAGTCGTGTGTAGGCCGCAGTCGGTTGCGGATTGCTTTCATCGCTCGAATGAATTCGCAGCACTGAACGCAGGTTACGGATTCGTCGGCCTGCGCTACCCGGTGGTCAGGCATGTCCGCCTCGCTAGCAGGCCCGTCGCAAGCATCACCGCAAAGCGTGAATTCGCCGTTTAGCGGACTCTGAACGCATCGTCTAATCGCACGGCTCATGCCTCAGCCCCTCGAATCAACGTTACGCAGAAACTCGCGGTAGGTCTTTTCGTCGACCTCGCGAAACCCTTCGAGCCGGGCTTGTTCGGCGTCGGCTTTGCTCGTGGTGGTGCGGCCGGAGCGAAAGCTATCACCCTGGCGTATCCAGTGCCGCGTGCGGTTGTCGTTGTACTCGGCCAACACTTGCCGGAACCGCTCGCGCGTCCCGTCGTCGCAGTGGACCAAGGCCCGCAGCTCGTCTACCGACATGGTCACAACGTTTTGTTTAATTTGCATCGTACCGCCTCCGCGAATCGTTCAAATTGTCCGGGGCTTACCCGCCGGAACCCTTCTGCTTTTGGTGCTTGCTCCGCGTCTGCGGTAAAGGTCACGACCCAGTCTTGGCGCTCGTCGTGCACCCAGTATTTAGTCGTTCTCGTCTGTTTCTTCATCGTCGCTGTCATCCTCCCGTAGCGGTATGGCGCCGGCCAGTTCGAGCCACTTGGACATGTCGCCGAGCTGGACAGTCCGCGTTGTGGCTGCGGTAAATTCCGGACCGTCCGGCATAGCGGCCAGGCTGTGCACAAAGTAGGCGAACAGGTCACGGATGCTGTTAAAGCGGCCCTCGGTACGGCTCAACACTTGCGCTGCGGCCGCTGCCGTGCCGGAGGGCCACGGAATGACAATTTCCGGGTTCTTGGCGCGGTTCAAGCGCTTGCGCAGCTTGTCTTGATGCCGGCGAAACTCTTCGGGTGTACCGGTAAACAGCGCCCCCAGGTGGTCTATTTGCTTCTTCATTCGATCAGCTCGACATGAGTTGTGGCGGTGCGCGGCACACGTAAGCCGTGCTTTGCCAGGTGCGCGTCGAACAGCTCGTAGGCTTCGACAAGGCGCTGGCCAATGCGGTGGGCTTCGGTCGGCGTCAGGCTGCCGGGCAAATGCAGGTTCGCCGACAGCGCGCGGATGGTCGTTAGACGCTCCAGCTCGTCAGCTGCACGAGTCATCAGCTCGGCGGTATGCTTACGGTTCGGCCCGCAACCACGCCGCAGCTGTTCTATCAGCGGTAGGCTTCGATTAATCATCAGCAGTAACCCTCACGCGTAGCTCGCCACTTATTTGCAGGTAACCGGAGCCGCTAAGCGCCAGCACGGACTGACCGCGCGACTCTATCGGCACCTCGTCACAATCGAACGTTTCGAGCACGTCCAAGGTGCCGCCGTATTCGGCCCCGCTTTCCAGCAGGTGCGCCATTTTACGCAGCGCTTCGGCGGCCTTTCGGCGTTTGTACGCTTCCCCATCGTCGATGATTTTCGCCGGTATCAAGGAAAAGCCCTCCGGCCGTGGTACGCGATCAAGCGCGCCTTGCAATCGGTAAAAAGCGTCAGCATTTCCCGCGCGTCCGTGGACAGCCGAGGCACGCGTGGTTCGTGCAGACGCCGGGCCTCCTGTCGCAGCTCCGCGCGGGCAATCTCAAAGACGAGATAGGCGTAGCTTCCCCGCTGCAAAGCGCTGCCGACCGGAAGCATCAGCCGGCGTACCACGCCGTCACGCGCGGTAAAGGTCACACGCTGGCCGCGCAGCCCGTTGCGTTTATTGCCGTTGCTGCTGGTCACTTTCATAGTGGCGCGCTCCGGGCTTGCATGGCGCTGTCAGCAACTTCCCGCGCCTTGTTAACGACGGCCTCGATAGAGTGGTAATCACCACGCATGAGCAGACCCGACAACGCCGCCATGGTGTAGCGGTCGTGCAGGTCGCGGTAGGCGGTGCGCAGCTCCGACGCTGCCTTGCGTGCCAACCGGCCCTCGTCGCGGTAGCCTTCTTTTTCGATATAGGAGCCCATCTGATCAAGCTCGTTTGGGTTAACTGCTCGGCTCATTTGTGCGGCACCTGATAGGTCTGCGGGGAGTTTGGGCCGTAGGCCAAATAGCTGGCACCGGCAAGCATCACGAACGCCACGCACAGCAGCACGGCCGCCAATAATTGCTGGTTCGTAAAGCCACGTTGGCGGGTCGGGTAAGGGCGGACGTTGACGCCTTTGGGCGGAGTGCTGGCGGGTCGACCGTTGTTAGGGCACACGTCGCCCTCGTCGTAATCCCAGGTAGCGCCGCAGGTTCTGCACTCATACTGGCCGGAGCCGGTACGCCGTGCGCTGTGTTCGGTTTGCATGGGTAAAGCCTCGTTTTTGGGTAGTCCGAGGCAAAGACTAACGCGCTATGACCGGAACGTCAAGCGGCGAGGATACCAAGCGCACGCGCCTGATTTAACAGCGACTCGTTCCCGCGTTGGTCGGCCAGGTCGGCCACGGCCGCGCGCAGCTGGTCCATGCCACCCCACCGCAGCGTCACAGTGCCGGTGCCGACACCCGCACGGTTCGCGATGTTCTTGCGGGTCATATTCATCAGGCCTTGCTCGTCGGCCAGGTCGTAAGCAGCCTCGAGCACGCGGTTAGCGTTCGCGGCCACCCAAGAGCGGCCACGGCTTGCGTTCGTCGCGCCCTGCTCGCCTTCGGACAGGCCCAGCGCCTGCGCGTTCTGCTCGAGGTAGGCCAACACGTCGGTGTGGCTGCCCTGTAGCCGGAGCCACGACAAAGATTTGTCCAGCCGTTCGGCGAGCTGCTTTCGGGTGACGTTGCGGTAGCCCACCTCGCGGGCGAGCTTTACCGCTTCTGCCAAAACTTGTTCGTTCATAGGGGTTTTTCTCCAGTTCGCGGCATCATAGTGCAGCTATGGCGGACCGGTCAAGGTAGGGGTAACAGTTGAAAATCGGACGCTTGACGTCGCCGCGCTCCGCGTACCGTATACAGTTGGCCGTTCCTCCGGCTGTCCCGTCCCAGCAAGCCAACAGCAACGTGCAGGCTTCAACCATGGCAATGTTCCGCAGCTGCATTTTCTGCGCGTCATAGCCTGGCTTGCAGACCACTTCTACGGCGTCGGCCTTGGCGAGAATCGCGTGATACGTCTGCTGTGACTCCAGCGGCCACCGCAGTTCCTGGCCGGCGAACGGTACGCACGCCACGAGGGGAATGCCGCGAAGCAACGCAGCCAAGGCCAACGCTTGGTCGAAGCCCAACGCCATGCCGGAAATGACCCGGCGCGGCTTGTAGTGGTCAAGGCAAAAGCCGGCGACCCGGATCAACTCAGCCCGGGCGCGCGGCTCGTAACCGCCGAGCTTTTCCGGACGGTGGCCGGTGCCGGCTAGGATCACTTACGCACCATCCGCGTAAAGATCAGCCCGGGGTAAATAACGGTTTGCTGCGTGAAAGACTGCGGCTGGCCAAACATCGACACGACCTGTTCCATCGTCGCGCAGCCACAATCCTCGCTGGGGCCGGTGTACTGCATTGTTTCGGGGTCAAACGGTGTCATGTAAATCAATTTATTTCCCTCGTCATAGCCTGCACACCAGAACGCCTCCGACAGCGTCCCCCATACGTAAGGGCACGACACGCGGCCGCCTTTGCGCCCCGCGTCATAGCCCGCTTGAAACTCTTTATTATCGATCACGCCGGCACCTCTACCCAGCCGTCGGTGTAGCCCGCGTCCCAAAGATAGGCTTTTGGCGAGCCCGCGCCGTAAGGGTTGGCGGTCTGTACGGCCGGCAGCCGTTCGCGTTCCATCTGGTCAAGGGTGGCCGCTTCGAGGCCTTCGAGATACCAGCGGGATTCTGTGTAAGGGGTCTTTTTCATTTGGTAAGCACCGGTTTCTGGCCCGGGGTAAGTTGCCAAACGATCTCCGTTTTGCAGTCCGGGCAAATTTTAAGACTCATGCTGTGCAGCTTCACGAGGTCCGTACAGCCGCATTTGGGACAAGCTTTGGTCGTGGTCGCGGTCACAGGTCACCCGTAGAAAAGCGCGCGTATCCGCCGTGAGCTACAACCGTGTCGATGAATCGTTTTTGCGCCACCTGGCGCTCGTCCGTGGGGTCGAACACGAAGCCAGGTTTCTTGACTTCGACCGCCGCGAACCGCGCGATAGGTTGGCCGTAATTGCGGGCCAGCCAGTCGTCGTTTACCAGCTCGCGGCTGTAGCCGATCAGGTCGGAGGATTTGAACACCGCGTTTATCGACTTGCTGTCATTGGCCAGGCCGAAACGAACAGGCCGACCGTTCTTGTCCAGCAATTGGCCATTGTTGTTGCGGTGCAGGATAAACCCGTGGCTGGCCGCCTTTAGACGGATGTTGGCTTGAGTCAGACCCTCCGGCCCCGTCTCGTCTTCGTAGCGTCCCTCTACCGGCGCGGAAAACTCGCCCAGCTCGTGGCGCAGGTCGTCCAGCGCCGCCGCGCTGATTCCGTGGCGTAGCGCCCAGGAGTAGAGGATATCGGTTGGTTTACGCAGGCTCGCAAATTCGGCTTCGGTGGTCATGGCAATTGTTCCTCGGGTTCACAGTGCAGGGTCAGCGTTGCGCCTTCTGGCGCACGCAGTTTAAAGGCCGTCTCGAGGTCTTGCCGGACGCGCTCGCACAGCTCCTGGCCCGCCAACGGGTTGGGGAACACCGCCACGACTTCGTCGGGTTCGCAAGGCGTCAGGTGCAGGCAAATAGTCATCAGCAAATAGTTCACAACGTGCGGTCCTTTAGGCTACGGAAGCGTCAGAGTAACCCGGTATGACGAAGCCGTCAAACGAGAGTCGCGCCACGATTTGGTCGCGCAATTTGGCCATGTCGGCGCGGGGAAGCGTGCAGGCCGTGACCACGTCGACGCGGAAGTAAATATAGAACCGCCGCTGTATTTCCGTGTCGCTGTCGCCACGGGTTTTCCAGAATCCGCCGAACCAGCCCATGGCCGACTCCAGCGCCAACGCTTCCGCCAATTTCTCTTTGTGCCGGTTCAATTTGCCCATGCTCGTAAAGTGGTCAAAGTTTTGCGAAGAGACCCACGCCCAATACTCACCCTCCGGCAACAGCGCGGCGTTACGCGCGGCCAGCAGTTCGGCCAGGGTTTCCGGGTCCAACAGCTCTAAGTCACCATCCACATGCCCCGGCTCGCTGCGCCCTTGCGGTTCCGGAATGAAGCCGCAGTGCGGGCAAGACCGGTGCAGGCGCGGGTAAGGTTGAATGCAGGCCACGCCACGGTCGTACAGCAACCGGTGCTCTATCATCTGCTCGTTACTCCAGCCAGCCAGGCGGTAGGCGACCCAGTCGACGCCCTCGACAGGCGCCCAACCCGGATTGGGGCACATGCGATAAGGCATCGGAGCATTGGCGGAGGTGCGCTTTGGCCGGTGCGCCAGCGTCCAGACCTTTGGAATGTCCGGCGGGCCGTCGTGGCGTAGGACGTTGCCACCGTGGTCAAGCAAGATGCCGAACGGCTTCGCACTGTTGGCGATCACAGCCCGGCGCTGCTCGCTGGTCAATTGGTCGTAGCCTTGCGCTTCGGCTTTGGTCAGGAACAGGCGCAGCATTCGCCCAAACCACTGCGTGTAATTCACCAGCGAGGCCGTGGCGGTGCCCATTATCACGACCTCAACCGCCGGAATGTCCGTACCCTCGCCGAATAGCGCGCAGTTGGTCAGCACGTCCAGTTCGCCACGCTCGAACGCTTCCAGGGTGTTGGATCGCTCGGCGGGGTCGGTGTTGCCATCCAGGGCTTTGGCGCGTACGCCCTTGGCGCGGAAGGCTTCGGCCAGCAGCTCAGACCGCGCCACGCTGGACACAAAGGCAATGGCCCGTTTACCTGGCGTGCGCTTTAGGTAGGTCTCTACGATGTTGCCTACGAGCTTGCCGTCTGCGTCCTCGGCAGCCACGAGCTTGGCTTGCACAAAGTCGCCGGACGCGCCGACGTCGATTTGCTCGTATTGAATGGTGCAAGGCACCGTCCAGATTTGGTACGGCGTTAGGTAGCCATCCTGTATGAGGTAGGCCATATCCGGCCCGAGCACCATGTAGTCGAACAGCCCGGAGCCAACCGGGTCACGGCCCAGGCCGCAGCCGTCGCCGCGCTCAGGTGTGGCTGTCACGCCGAGCCCTTTAGCGGTGTCGGGGAATTTCTTTGTCGCCTTGCCCCATTTGTTGTTGGCTTGGACGTGGTGCGCTTCGTCCATCACCCAAAGGCTAACGCTCTTACACCAGCGTTCGTAAGTATGCTTGCGTTGCCCCTTGTCGATATTGTTCAGGGTATCCACACCGGCCACGGCAACGAGCGCGTTAGGGTCGTAAAAACAGACGCCCTGCTTCTTGTGCAACAGCTCGGTAATTTTCTGCACCACCAGTTTAGGCGCGATGATCCGGAAGCGCACACCGACCCGGTTTAGGGCCGCGCAGATTTGGTAAACCAGCTCCTGGCGGTGGGCGATTACACAGGCCGCCGCGCCGTGGTCTCGGACAATCTCGGAGAACAGCACCGTCTTGCCCGCGCCTGTCGGCAGCACCGCTAAAACGTTCGGGAAGCCTTGCGCCCAGGCGCTTTTAATCTCTTCAAAAGCTTTGGCTTGATACCAACGTAAATGGATAACCTGCCGGACCGCGCCAGCCAGTGGCGTGGCGAGTGGTTGGAATTGAGCCATTGAATTTAACCGCTAGTTGACGTTGCGGTCATTGTCGATTAGTGTTCGCTCCGAAGTCAACCAACAGGAGTTAAACGAATGCGTTCAACAGGTATCGGCCGTTCCGTATTGGCGGCCATGGCGTTGGGTCTCAGCGCCTCTACGGGGCTCGGTGCGGCCTTGACCAAAGTAAGCCAAGCGCAAGTGCAAACCGCTTCTACCGGCGGCAAAGGGCGCGGTGCGCCGAGCAAAGCCCGGGCGTTCTGGTATCGGGCTGTTCGCACCAGCCGCTGGAATTCGACCAACCGCGATCCGCAGTCGCCGGAGCTTATCGACGCTGTTATGCGCCGCGCAAAACGAGGCGTACGCAACCGTTGGAACGCCGCGCGCAGTTGGACCAACAACCCCACCCACCACCGTTGCGCGAACGTCAATTCGCTTAACCCCTTTCACATCAGCCAGGTATCGCCAGAATGATTAAAATCGAAGTGACCAACCCCCACAGCCACACCTCACGCGAGCTGCTTATGCTTGCTCAGGTGTTGGCAGATATCGCCAAAGACGTGCACCAACATGGCCAGGTGCAGCGCACCGCGACCGCTTCCGCGCCGTTGCCGCCGGGCGCCGTCCAGCGTACCGAACAAGTCGGCGACGTGTCGTTGACGACCACCGTTGTGCCGCCGGCAGCGAATGCCGAAGACGCCGACTTGATGGCAAAAGCACGTCAGGCGTTCGGGGGTTCGGCCCCGGCTACCGCCCCTTTGGACTCCACGCCTGGCGCTGCGACTGTGCCACCTGCAAGCGATACGACGCCGCCCGCGAACGTGCCGCCCGCCCCCACTTCAACCGCGAGCGGCGAGCTAGATAGCGCCGGTATGCCGTGGGACGCCCGCATTCATGGCGAAGCGAAGACCAAGAACAAAGATTTAACTTGGAAGTACCGCAAGAATTTGGACCGTTCCATTGTTCCGGCGATTGAGGCCGAAAACCGCGCCTTGTTGGCGGCCAATGCGAGCGCCGGCACTCCGCCGCCAGCGCCAACCGAGTACGCCCCGGGTGACACGGCGCGCAACGCCAACCCTTCGGCCGGCGCTGTGGCACAAGGCGGCGCTGCCGTAACCCCTCCGCCACCACCGCCAGCTGCGACCGCTCCGGCGACTGAGCAACCGGCACCACCTCCGCCCCCTCCAGCAGCTGGCGCGACTGTGGCCCCTGGCGACATTTTCCGCCGCATCACGCAGTTGCAAGAGCTGGGCAAGCTCACGCCTGACATGCTGGTAATGGTGCTCGCCGAGTCGAACCTTAAAGGCATGATGGAAGTGACCAAAATCACACCGGAAGGCCGCGCTAAAGTTCTGGCCGACCTCGAAGCGGTTTGTGCATGAGTGCCCATAGTCCGGTAGGCCCGTCCACGTTGGCACGGGTCGTACAGTGCCCGGCCTCCGTGCCGCTTAGCCTCAAGTTTCCGACACTGATCGAAGACCCGTCGGCGGCCGAAGGCGAGGCGAGCCACTGGGCAATGTACAGCCTGTTAAAGACCCACGAACCGAAACCGGGAGACATGGCGCCGAATGGGATTTTGTTAGACGACGAGCTTATTGACATGGCTCAGGTCTACGTAAACCACGTTGCGTCCATCGTTGACCCACAATCGGCATGGGGTCTGCTCAACGTTGAACGGCGCATGTCGCTGACCATGCTGCACCCGGAAATGTTCGGCACGCCCGACAGTGACGTGTGGTTGCCGCGTGTGTTCGAGCTGCACCTGTTCGACCTCAAAACCGGCCACTTAAAGGTCGACCCGTACGAATGCTGGCAGGTCGTGGCATACGCACGGGGCGCCCTCGAGCGGCTGAATTTGAGCGAAGAGGATTTGGCGCGGGTAAAAATCTTTATCCACATTTGCCAGCCTCGTGCCTTTCACTTCGAAGGGCCGATACGTACCTGGCAAACAACGGTTGCTCGTCTGCGGCCGCTGTGGGCCACCATCACCGAACGTACCACCCTGGCCCTCGGTCCGGACGCGGAGAAACACTATCACACCGGCCCCGAATGCGAGTTCTGTCCGGGCCGCCGCGCTTGTACGGTGCTCGCCCAGGAGGCAGCCACGGCGATGGACCAAGCGCAGCAGTCGTTGCCTGTTGACTTGCCTCCGCAGGCGGTTGGTTTGGAACTGCGTTGGCTTGACCAAAAGCTGGCGCTACTCGAGGCCCGCCGCAGCGGTTTAGCCGAGCAGGCGACGTACTACGAACAGCGCGGCCAAAGCGTGCCGTTCTATGGTATGCGCGCAGGTGCTGGCCGCCGTAAGTGGAAGCCAGACGTTAAACCGCAAGAGTTCCGTTCGCTCGGGGCATTGCTGGGCGGTGTCGATTTGATGGCCGAACAGAAGCCTTTGACCCCGCCGCAAGCGGAAGAGAAATTGAAGAAACTCCGCATTGACCCTGCCGTCATAGCGAGTTATTATGAGCACGTACCGGGGGCCATGAAACTGGTTCCCGTTGATACCAACCACGCCAAAAAGGTGTTTACCCCATGAGTGTAGAAATTCTGTTTCCGCCCGGCCGCATGGTCGGCGGTTCGTTGTACGAAGGCGAGTCCAAAGACAGCAAGGGCGTACCGCTGACGTTCTCCAGCGGCGACCCGCGTACGCAGTGGTCGTTCGCCTGTGCCATCGCCAAGCAAGGTGAACAGCACTGGTCTCAAACCGAATGGGGCGCCAAGATTTGGGCCGAAGGCCACGGCGCTGCCGGCCCGGTTGCCCAAGCTCCGACGTTCGCGTGGAAAATCAAAGACGGCGACAGCGCCGTGCCGAACAAGAAGGGCAATAAGCCATGCGACCAAGAAGGCTATAAAGGCCACTGGGTTATTTGGTTCTCCGGCAGCTACCAGCCGAAGCTGTTCAACAAGGATGGCTCGGCGCAACTGACCGACCCGAACGCTATCCGCCCAGGTGATTACATCCAAGTGAAGGGTTCGACAGCGTTTAACAAGTCGACCGAATCGCCCGGCATGTATCTCAATTATGAAATGATTGCCAAGAACGGTTACGGCCCGGAAATCGTCCTGACCAAGACCGTGGACGCGTCCGGTGTCGGCTTCGGCCAAACCACGGCGGCCGGCGCTTCCGAGGTGCCTGTGGGCGGTATGCCTGGCACGCCTCCGCCGCCACCTGCTGCGGCCGGTGCAGTTCCCCCGCCACCACCAGCTCCGGGCGCGGCTGTTCCGCCACCTCCGCCTGCGCCTGGCGCGGCTGTGCCTCCGCCGCCACCGGCAGCTGTTGCACCGCATACAGGTTACATTCCGCCAGCGGCCGGCGCTGTTCCCCCACCACCGCCGCCACCGCCATCTCCTGCCCCGGCAGCGGCTGTGCCTCAACTCGTAGGCACGCCAGCGCTGGCGACCGGGCAATACGCCGGCCATACCGTCGACTCGCTGCGTAAAGCCGGTTGGACCGACGAAGTGCTCGTAGCGCACGGCTTGGCCGCTTGGCAGTAAAGTAAGCGTATAAATCGCCCGGCTCCGGCCGGGCTTTTCGTCTCTGTGAGGTTCGCAATGGCCACCCCCCGCACCTACCAACCGACCGACCGCATCCACACGGCCCAGCTGATCAAGGCGGCGGCGTATATCCGCGAGCTGTACCGGATCGCTGACCAAACTGGGGCGCTGTTTCTCGGCGATGAGATTATTTTCACGGACGCGGCCAGCGCCGAAGCGTTTACCCAGCGCCTCGCTGAGCTGTCGCTATGACGGTGCCTGCGTGGTCTCCAACGATGAAATACGAAGCGCCCACCGTGCAAATGGTTGCCGATCCTGGCGGGCGTGTTTACGAGCTTTGGTTTTTCGCCGATAGCGGCACTTATTTTTGGGCGTCTGGCTTCGAGCCGCGCGCCGAGGACCGTGTGTACAACGTCACGGCCTACCCCGACCACGTCGCCGCCGCCTACCTGGCCGGCGAGGTCAACCCCAACGACCCCGAGGCCGCCGAGCCGTGGGTGCTGCATTACCGCCCGGAGTCCTCCTGCTACTTTTGGGGGCGCACCTTCGAGACCGACGGCCACGTACACGACGTTACCGGCGTGCCCGAACACGAGGCGATGGCGCTAGCTTATGGCGTAGCCGATCCGCGCCCGGGTAAGAAGCAGCCAACCGCGCGCCTCCTGTACGCCGGTACGCGGGTTCCTGCCGGCGGTCGCTTTAGTACCGTCCTCGCCGATATGGACTTTGAGACCTACAGCGAGTCCGGCTATGTGTACGTCGCGCCGTGTGAAAAATACCCCTTCGGAGCGTTTCGCGGCCTGCCCAACGCCACAGAAAAAGGCCTGTTCGCGGTAGGCGCCCGCGTGTATGCCGAGCACCCCAGCACCGAAGTGCTGACCATGTCGTACGACCTGAAAGACGGCAAAGGCAAACGGCGCTGGAAGCCTGGCCAGGGCCTGCCGCAAGACTTGTTCGACCACCTGGCGGCGGGCGGCCTGATCGAAACCCACAACGCCATGTTTGAACGCGTTATCTGGACGTTTGTTTGTCAGGTCAAGTACGGCTTTCCCCCGCTCAACCCGAAGCAGCTGCGCTGTTCAATGGCCAAGGCCCGCGCGTTCAGTATGCCCGGCGCGCTGGCCAACCTCGGCAAGGTGCTCAACACCTCAACGCAAAAAGACGCCGAGGGCAAACGGCTGCTCGATTTGTTCAGTAAGCCGCAGAAGCCCAGCAAGAAGGCGCCGGCACTACGCGTGCGACCCGAGGACGCCCCGGAGGATGGAGCGAAGCTCGAGGCGTACTGCGATACCGACATTGAGTCGGAAGGCGACGCAAGCCGGTTAATTCCGGACCTTATTCCGCAGGAGCTGGACTACTGGTTAGCCGATCAGGAGATTAATTTTCGAGGCGTCGGCATCGACCTTGAATCGGTGCGCAACTGCATCGCGATTGTGAATCAGGTGCTGGACGTCTACGGCCAGGAGTCCGTCGCGCTGTGCGGCCTGCGACCGAGCCAACTGCAAAAGCTCAAGGTGTGGTTGTCCGAGCGTGGCGTAAATCTCGACAAGATGGACGCGGACAGCATTGAAGACGAATTGAAGCGGACCGACCTCGGCGCCGACGTCCGCCGCGTGCTCGAGCTGCGCGCGCTGACCGGTTCAGCGAGCGTTAAAAAAGTGTTCGCCATGCTGTACCACTCGAACCGCGACGGCCGCGCCTGCGACCTGTTCGTGTACCACGGAGCGAGGACCGGCCGCGACACCCACGCGGATATCCAGCCGGGTAATTTGCCGAAGGCTGGCCCCAAAATCCGTTGGTGCGATGCAATGCCTTGCCGCCAGCCTTATGCCTTTGACCGTGCCAGCTGCCCTTGGTGCAATGCTTCTGCTGCGTTCAGTACCGAGACGTCGCCCGACCCCGAAGTAGAGGCGAAGGGTTGGTGCTGGGAAGCCGTGCCGGCGGCCCTGGCGGTGATCGCTACGCAGTCGGTCGACGTGCTCGAGTATTACTTTGGCGATGCGATGCTGACCATTTCCGGGGTGATCCGGGGAATGTTCATTTCCGCCCCGGGTAAAGACCTGATTTGCTCGGACTACTCGTCTATCGAAGCGGTCGTAACCGCAGTCCTGGCCGGCGAGCAATGGCGCTTGGACGCATTTGAGCGTAAAGACGACATTTACTTGGCGTCCGCGTCTCGCATTACCGGCCATTCGATGGACTGGTACAGGGCCAACGGCTACAAGAAACACCCGGACCGGCAAAAGATCGGCAAGCCCGCCGAGTTGGGTCTAGGTTTCGGCGGCTACCTGCCAGCCTGGCGTCAGTTTGACGACTCGGACACATGGACCGACGACCAAGTAAAAGAGCTGATCATGCAATGGCGCGACGCCTCGCCGCTGATCGTTGAAGCATGGGGCGGCCAGACCCGTGGCAAGCCGTGGAAGCCTTCGAGCTACGAGCTGTTCGGTTTGGAAGGCGCGGCCATCGCGGCGATTCAAAACCCGGGCAAGCGGTACACCTACCGGCTGATCAGCTACGAGGTGGTGTCGGACGTACTCTACGCGATTCTCCCCAGCGGGCGCCGGCTCAGCTACCACAGCCCCCGCCTGCGTTCACACAAGCGCAAGCCCGACTGGCCGTCGCAGCTCGAGATAACGTTTATGACGTGGAACAACAACCCAAAGATGGGGCCGCTTGGTTGGGTCCGTATGAAAACCTTCGGCGGGCGGTTGTTTGAAAACGTCGTGCAGGCCGTGGCCCGCGACATTATGGCCTACGCCGTGGTCAACCTCGAAAAGGCCGGCTACCCGGTGGTGTTGCGTGTACACGACGAGCTGGTGTCGGAGGTTCCGGAGGGCGTCGGCACAATCGAGCAGTTCGAGGCGATCATGCAGACGTTGCCGGCTTGGGCCAAAGGCTGGCCAATCCGTGCAGCGGGCGGCTGGCGCGCGAAACGCTATCGTAAGGACGCTTGACGGTTCGGTCATAGCGCATTAATCTTGGGTCTCTAACGCATAGGAGCAACATCCGATGAACAAAGTATTTTCCGCAAAGCTTAACGGCGAGCCGATTTATTTGGGCCGACACTTCAGTTTAGGTAGCTTCGGCGACATTCAATTTTTCGGTGGGCCTGTCACAGGTGAGTTTCAAGTTTTCGAGAATGGTGTGTCCCGTTTTTGTACGCTTTGCGCCAAAGTGGAAAGCCTTTATCCGGCTTTGGACTTTTCGACCGGCACTTGGGAACAGCCCACGCAGCCCCCAGCTTTACCACCCCAGCTTCCCGGCTACGCACCAGCCGCAACCCTCGTAGTAACGCCTCCCCCGCCGTGCCCGCCGCCTGCGCCAGCGCCGGCCCGAGTGCCTACGCACAACGGCGCGCTTAATTTGCTTGGCGAGGTCGTTGCGTACCTCGACATGTGGCACGACGTCGCCCCGGCGGTCGGCTTACGTAAAGAGGTGGCCAACTATCTGCACAGCTCCGGTATCGCTACGCCTCCGCCACCCCCGCCATTGCCTCAGGACAGCTCGCGAGGCCCGGCAGCGTGGGACAAACTGACCCAGGAGCGCGACGAGTTACGCCGGCAGCTCGAGCAGGAGACCTTGCGCGCCGACGTGGCCGCAGCGGATGCCAACGACGCGGAGAACGAAGCCGCGACCGCCGCGCAGCGCGTGGCCGAATTCGCCGAGGTTACGACCGGTCTTATAGCCACTCTCGAACGTAGCGGCCTACGCCATGACTCGCCCCACCTCGCCCGGGCCCGCGAGCTGCTGCTAACCTGCAAATTCGTAGCCCTCCCGAACACCGACGCGGCACTGTTCTCGGATCGCGCGCAGCCACAGTTCGGCGGTTTCACTCCAGCGCAGGTCGACTTTATCCGCGAGACGGTGCAAGGCATGGCCGTGGATGCGGTCAAACGTTTGCTCGGGGGTG